AAGTAGCGAATTCGCTACTTAAGATGTTTTTTCGTGTATCTTATTTATTAAATCTTCATACTTCATTTCTTTATATTCATCGAATGGTATCGAGAATGATCCAGATAAGAACGAACCCTCTTTGGTTAAATCAAATTGAATTCTTACTGTCTTTGGTTTTGAGCGTTGTTCGATATCTCCTAATCTTGTTGTGTCAATGTATTCAAAAGTAACGTTAATTTCAACTTTCAAAAAATCACCTCAAAGGATCTTATTTTAAAAATTCATAACATAATTTGTTGTATGCATGGGAAATGAAATAATATTCATAATTAGTTTACATAATTATTCCTATAGGAAGTTGTAGGTTTGGGAAATCGTTGATAATACTGGATTTCCTAACTATCGAAAATTATCAAATATACACGATTTTATACATTGGCTTGAAAACGCCACTTTCAGCACCTAATCACCGTTATTTCCTGCATAAACTTAACCTTGTTAACTATCTGTATTCTAATTTAAAATTACCCAGTCATTTGCTAACATATCTGTTTGTGACGCTAACCAACCAACAACAATTGTATTTTGTGCAGTCTTCATTGCAATCGTATCAACAAATTTAGGTTCTCCTACATACTCGCCGTATCCATATCCTAATCCCTTAGACAATTTATTACCTTCTATAAGATACAAAAACATATTTTTACCATTCCATCCTTCACGAGCTACGCTTTTCCCTTGCACTAGTGCCTCTATCGCTTGTCCGAAACTCATTATTCAACAACCTCCCAATCTTCTGCTAACATATCAGCTTGGTATGCTTGGGCAGGAGCAACCCCACCATTATCTTTTAATACAGCGAATATCATATCGTGAGTTTGAAAACCTCTTACATATCCAGCGTCTAGTTCTTCTTTTACCTCTGGATTCTTGGAGAGAAACCAATATCCACCCCAAATAGATCTTGTTACTTTTTTACCTTGTTTCAACGCTTCTAGAGCTTGACCGAAATTCATTAATATTTCCTCCTCTATTTTCGTTTGTTGTGTTCGTTTGTTTTGCAAGTTTCAATAATTCTCTTAATCCATCTACTACTTCTTTATCATTCTCAACAAGTTTACCTTTGACATGAATATCTCCATTACTTTTTAGAACTATAACCTCTTGCCCCCCAACCAAGAATGTTATATCAGCAGGTTTAAACTCAAAACAATTCATTTCCCTCACTCCTTCTCCCTAAATGCAACACGTTTGCGCTTATCTTTCCTTAACAACAAACAAGACGCACCCAGATCACGGAAGCGCCTACGATAATTGCTATTGAGTTAATCAAAACTTTCTCAATCGAATACTCTCATCATTTCCTTGAATTTTAGAAACAGATTCAGAAATCGTATTCCCATTTAAAGTAACAGGAACACTTACTATTCCTCCTCTTGCTAAACCAGAAAACTTATTAGTTAATCTCTCCAGCTTCTCCAATGCAGCCACACATTCATTAGCAGCCTCAGTAACTTCCTTCATTTGTTTTAACGCTTCTGATGTATCAGCATCAATATTAATCTTTATTTTGTTACTAGCCATCTCTATACCACCCTTTCCCTTTTTTAGGTGTCTAATTTGTCTAATAAAGCTGCGTAACGTTCGGTTACTCAGATTCTCCTTCTAACATAGTTAGATGAGCTTTAATGTGTAATTTCTATATAACAAAGAAAAAAGCACCCGTTATGGATGCCTTCTCTTAAATATCTTCTTCAATTGCTCCAGCAGAAATACAAACCGAATTGTATTTGCCGTCTGCAGGTATTAATATTTTGTCTACTTTAGCCATCCCAGGAATCACTTTATCTGATTTTTTAGCAGCGATGATATATTGAACTAATACATCCGCATCTTTATTAGGGATTTCTTGTAGATGTTTTATTAACTCGCTTACTTTCATACAATCCCCTCCTCTCCCACTCTATCTATTCGACAGAAAAGAAGAATATCCTACAAAATAAAAGAAGCCATCAACGAAATGACGGCTCTTTTACGGCTTATAAAAATATTAAAGGGGATGGGAGAAATTCACGTTCGAACATAGGGGATATGTCTATGTGAATCGAATGTCAAGATCACTCTTAACATTCTCTCAGCCACTGCATTCCCGTATTCTTAGCTACGCGCTTTACGTTCAGTGACTGAGAGAAGACTAAGTATAGTCCTCCCTCTGAATAGGTATGGTCAATACTCCGGCTGTCGCACGACCTTCGCTGACCGCTATCGAATTATAAAGGATTTATATCCAGACGCTTGTACTTCTTCCGACGCCTTTTTTAAATAGGTGGTGTACTTGTTTTAATTTTTACTACATGAGAATCAACCCCTTTATTAAATGATTTGCAGCAATGAGACTCGCAATATCCCATCGCTTATTGTGTATTGAAAAAAAACGTCCCTATAGAATCTATATACGAGCAAACACTGGGTCACCCAAAACAGATACCATCGGAACAGGTCTCGGTAACCTTTCATATATAGGGGGCATTTGTACCACAAATTTCGACATTTTTCGCAGCAAAAATTAAACCATGCAGAAAAGACTATCATTTAATCTTTTTCCAATCTTCTTATCTGCTCTTTCTAAATGGTTTTGAATAGTAGTTTTTTTCACCCCTAAATAATTAGATATTTTTTCCATCGTTAAACCACGACCTCTAGACATTACATATATTTCCTTTTCTCTATCTGTTAAAGTTGATAATGCATCTTCTAACTGCATACGGTCCCATTCAGAGATAACACTTTCTTTTGCTGCTGTATCCCATTCATATACGGGCATTACAGTACTACGCACATATCTTTGCATTAATAATGGGTCGCATGGTTTCTCACGTTCATAAGCTGCTCTACGTTCAATCCCTCTTTTTTTTCCTGGCTGTTTAGCAGTACGCATCCATTCTAGAGCGTAATTAATATCACTAATCATCCCATTGATAATACTTATATCCTTTTCTGTTGCGCCTACCTTAGAATTTTCTAATTCTTTTCTTGTCTCTATATACTGCTGCATTAATTTTTTCATCAGCCAGGTTCCTCCTTTTATATAAAAAGAGGACGCTGAATTGTATATAGGAAAAAATTCATTTCCTATATACAATCAACGCCCTCTGAATTCGGACTATTATTTTCTTTATTTTTTATTTATCTTTTCAATACGGTATGTGAAATTTCACACTAATCCTCTTTTCCTCAGCTGTTCTGATACATTTTTACCATCTGCAATGCCGAAGTATTTAGCTATAGCTGTATACGTCATTCCGTCTTCTCTCATAGCTGCAGCTTTCACACAAATTCTATTCCATTCTTCTTTCGTCTTCCTTCTTCGTTTTTGTGTTTCTTCTTTTCCACCTAGAAACACACCTAGTTTTATTAATTCTTTCCCTATGGTGCAATTAGAGCTACAATGATCCAATTGCTGATACCGATACTCACAATTTTTACAATGCTTATCCTGTGTATTTAGAATTTTGATACGCGCCTCTTTAGCATTCATATCTTCACCTTCTATAAATTTAACTAATACTTGGCCATTCTAATTGGGGTATGTGTAGCAATGGAACAAAATCACGCAACAAGCATTAGCGGACATTAGGAACCTATTCTTATAAAGAATCAGGTTCCTTTTTGTTTGTTTCTTCATATGTTAGTGTACGTAATTGCCCATCTTTTACTTCTTCTGGGAGAACAAATGAATACCGACCTACTATGTTAATGTGTTTATGGCCTAATGGTGAAAGTCTAGATATATCATCATTATCAATTGTATGACCGCGATTTCGGAGTACTTGTAACGCAGATTCTATATATCGTGTATTCCATACAATAATTGCATTTACTACTAAACCTAATGCACCTAATTGCTCTTCTTGTCCTTCTCGATAGGATTGATGAAGTTCTCCACGTTTGCCGTAAAATACAGCCCTCGCTAAACTATGCCTTGCTTCCCCTCTATTGAGTTGATTTAAAATTTTACGACGATAATTTTCATCATGTAAATATAAGAGTAAATAACGTGTTTTAAAGAGTCTCCCCAATTCTCCAATTGCTCGCCCTAACATAGTTGGTTTCCCATTATACTGAAGTGCTTGGATAAGATGTGTTGCATTTATTTTATTTAGTTTCAAAGATCCCGCAACACGAAGCATGTCTTCCCAATGACGATGTATGAGTTCTTCACGAATGCGACTTTTAGACAAATTATTTAACATGCTATAATCTGAGTTCGCATCAAAACGCCAAAGACGTGATTCACTGATATCAGCTAAACGAGGACTAAATTGATATCCTAATAATCCAAAGAGCCCAAAAATAATATCACTATACCCAGCTGTATCTGTCATAATTTCTTTTGGCTGTAAGTTCGTATTTTGTTCTAACACACATTGAAGTAAGTATAATGAATCACGAATTGTGCCTGGAATCACCAAACCGTGGAGTCCGGTAAATTGATCGCTCGTATAGTTGTAATACGTAACACCACGACCAGAACCGAAATATTTAGGATTTGGACCAGTGTGTACGGATTTTACTGGTGTGATGAAACGTAATCCATCAGCTGAAGCAATTTCTCCACCACCCCACATTTTAGCCAGCTGTAATTGGCTATGAAAATCTACAAGTTTCGCGTTTGATTCTGAAAGTGTTTCTGCACGAAAATAATTTTGTTCAATCCATGTAAGACGATCACGTTCTAATGAAGGAACCCCATCTTGAACTAAAGGTCTTAACCCAATATTGCATGCTTGAGATATAAGCAATGCACAGATACTTATAGGTAACTCGTTAATTCTAGATTTAGCCTCACTAATATGTCGAAAACCATCCATAAATCCCGTCCAACGATTTACTTCGAGTAATAATTGAGGAATATCTATATTTGGCAACATCGTATGTATTTGTTGTTTTAGTTTTTGTAGTGATTCAGGTTCTGGTTGTTTGTCTAAAGGTGTCAAAACAATTCTCTCTTTACCTGCAAATGTGTCTATTTGCACCGCAGGATTATTCTCCCAATTCTCAATGACTTGATGATAAGTTTTGTCTAACTCTTCTTTTAACGGTGTCAATGATTCATAAGAATCTATTGACCAGTCTAATGAGCGAAGAATACTAGGACGAATACTTTTCCATTCTTCGTCTTGTAATAATTGTGCGCGAAGGTCCCCATATTTTTCACTTCCTACTATATATAGATCATGTCCGTGCAAAGCTTCTAATACTTGTTCGAGCATCCAAAACGTATATGCTCGATGATTTACAGTTCCGGAATCTTTATCAATTACAACCTTAGACCAATTTGCATTCAAACCGGCAAGAGGAGCATTTTTCCATCTTTTCTTATTGGATTTCCCATGCTCTTTTACAAAATTCCATGCTTGCAAGATGGGTAATCCAGCAGGCGTTGCTTGTAATTCAATTTCTTCCATGAGTAAAGGAAGAAATTTTCGGATTATGCCATAATGTTGTAACAATCCTGAATAGGCTAGTGTTTGATTTGGTGAATAGGTGAGTGAATCAACAATTTGGACAGCTTGTATTAAATCCTTTTCTGAAATTTTTTCAAACACTGCCGTTTTTGGATGGACAGAAGGATCCGTATGTTCTAATAATATTACACAAGCTTCCCGTAATTGGCGCGCTGCCTTATCTAAATCCTTAATTGTACGAAGACGTTCTTTTTGTTCCTTTCGATATGTCTTAGCAAATAAATCTGTTAAATATCTATCAAAAATATCAATGACATCATCCTGAGCACTTTGTGTATACATTTTAGCAAATGCAACTAACATAGCCATACGTCGTTGATCGGGCATTCTAGCAATTGCTTGTGATCTAACAGCGACTGTGTGACGCGCGAATTGTTGTAATCTTTTCGAAGGAATTCTAGACATATCCCAATTTTCAGTGTTCAATTGACGAAGCTCTTGTAAACGAATCAGCGTATTCTTAATGCCCGTAACACTAATCGGAACAGGGGGATTACTTAGACGCTCTAAATACGTTTTCTTTGTTTTTTGATCTATCTGAAGAAGGTTTTCTAATTGTTTTTTCTGAACATTATCCGGAAGACTAGAGAGCTTTTTCCATATATTTTCTGCTGAACGATCACGAACCGTTGATACTAGCCTTGTTAATACAGATACACCAGGTAGTAAAATTTTTTGTTCGATACATCGTGCTGTTGCTAAATCAAATAAGACACTTGGCCGTTCATTATATAGCCAAGCACGTGCATATAGCCATCTGATGAATCGCCAATGTGTTGATTTATCTGTAAAGTTTTTATATCCATAAACAGAACGTATCTCTTGCATTTGATCCCACTGACTTCGTTTATTTCGATAACGAGAAAAGCTTTGAGCATCTAGATGAAGTTGATTTGCCATATATGTAATAACCGATTGTGGTACATTTGTAGGATCAGATAAAAATGTTCCTAAGAACCTAACGGTTCCTAATTGAACAGCGAAACCAAGTTGATTATGCTCTCCACGACGATTCCATATCAGTTCTTTGTCTGTATCATCTAACCAAAAATATTTTGCTAACTGCTCTGATGTTGGAGTGTCACAAAAACAACCATATTTTTCTTCTTGTTCAGGTGTTAAAAAATCTACAGGCATAACCCTTGTTCCTCCTGTTACAATTCTTATTTTGTATCACATGACCAAATGAGTAGGATAATGTGCATTCTTTAGTTCCAGGCAATCTTTTCTACTTCTCCCTGTAAATCTTCTTGTGTAGCTCTTACATAAATCATCGTGGTATTCAAGTTATCGTGTCCCATAATTTGTGCAAGACGATGTAATGGTGTGCGTTCAGCCATCACATAACCAAAGCGATGCCTTAAATCATGGGCACTAAATCCTTCTAACTTTGCAAGTCTAATATACTTCTGAAGAATATGGCGGATCGCTCTTTCTTGTAGGCGTTTTCCTGTTTTAGAAGAAGGAAACAAATAACTCTGTGAAATCTCACTTAATCTGATATGTTCTTCTAGTGCACAACGAGCTGTACTATTCAAAGGCACTTCCCTCTGTTTATTTCGTTTTCCAGATCGAACAACAACATAGCCGCCTCTTTTTCTCATGATAACATCCTCTATTTGAACATCACACACTTCCATTGAACGAAGGCCAGTATGAAGCATAAAAATAATCATTGCCCTGTCACGTAGTGTGCCGTATTTTTCAACGGCATGCATTAAAGCGGCTTCTTCTTTATCTGACATGCGTTTGGGACTCGTTTTTTCTGTTGGTACAAACTTAATTGATTTTGAATAATTTGTTTGTACCAGTCCTTTTTGCTTAGCCCAGTCAAAATAACGTTTGATTGAATTAATGCGCCGGTTAATCGTAGAAGGTTTTAGTAATCTTGTAACTTGCATATGCCCTCGATATCGAGCAATAGTGCGAGCGGTAACTTCTATTGGATGAAAAAGAGTATCCTCAGCATGTTTTCCCCACACATTTTCAAACCAAAATACAAAATCTTTTAAATCACTCGTATATTCTTTTAGTGTTTTTGTATGCAAATCTCCTTCTTGAGATAAGCTAGAAATAAAATCGGAAATCAAAGATGTTGCTTGTATAGAAATTGTTTTAGTGGAATGCATAAATACCTCCTCTTTTATTGACTTACATTAGCGGACATGATATTTTAATCTTATCAATTATGTTAGCGGACATCAAACATTTATTTTCCCACACTTCATGTCCACTAATATTAATTAGTGGACATTTAAAACTATCTCGAAAGTAGGTGTAACACATGGCTATTCGTAAAGATGAATTGTATCGGTTAATTGATCACCTGGATCAACAAGATGAAAAAGCAGCATTTGACTTTTTAGAATTTCTTGTTCAACGGTCAAGAAGAAAACCTAAAGAATGGGAAAAAATTGATATGGCAGATCCTGATCATGAACCGCTGTCTACACAAGAGTTAGAACAGTTAAACAGTGAAGAAGGATATGTATCAGGGGAGGACGCAAAACGTGAATTCGGACTACAAATTGATTTACCATAAGTCCGCGGTGAAATTTATTGCAAAGCAAGAAAAAGGGATTCAAAAAAGAATTGCAGAAGGATTGAAGGGACTTCTTAAGATTCCTCCTGAAGGAGATATTAAAAGTATGAAAGGTTACACAGAACTATATCGATTACGGATTGGAACCTTTCGAATTTTATTTGAAATAAATCATGATGAGAAAGTCATATACATACAAGCAATTGGAAATCGTGGTGACATCTATAAATAAGGCAAACATGCATTTTTAAAAGAAAGGTCTTCTGAATCGAAGAACCTTCCTTTTTTGTGTGCGAATAATGTCCGCTAATGCTTGTTGCGTGATTCTGTTCCATTGCTACACATACCCCTAATTTATCAACATAATACAAGTAATCTACTAATGCACGGTTTGTTGGTGTTACTAAATATGCTTTCTCATCAAACACCGCTCTTTTTATCGATTTTGGGCCACCATTATCTGCTGTAGTCATGCACTCTTTAATTAGCGCAAATGGAACTAAGAATATAGAATGTTCTTTACTAAACTCCAGTAAGATGAAACAAATTGCTCCCATCTGCTCCGCTTGCAATAACCATTCGTACTGATGTGGTTTTATATTTTTTAAATCAAAGCGTTTATCATTTATAGTAGCCTTGGCCTCAAATGCTACAAATCGCCCTTTATATATCCCATCATAATCAACCGTAGATTTTTTCTCATAATATCCTTCTTTTATTCTTCCATCTTTATATTTTTTTGTAACAACAACCGGTGTTGCTCGTTTTTCAATTAATGCAATTTCATTATTTCTATACATATCATTTGACCAATTGATTAGATTTTCAAATGCAGATCCATGTGCTCCGCTATATGCCATTTATATCAGTCTCACTTTCTATCCAAAGGATTATTTTGTTCAGTTATTTTTCATTAACCAGGAAAAATGTTTCCATGCCGTGTACATCCCTCTTAGACACTGGCATTACATATATCTCTTCATTTATTAACAGTTGGAACTCTACGCATTGTTTTTCTTTATTCCACCCGAAACATGCCATAGATACCATTTTAGGTTCCTTTTTTTCTTCCATTTCTCTCTCCTCCTGAATAAAACTCAATATTCCGTCAATACTGTAGACAACCCATTAAGTTACTTTCTCCTTGTTCCCCCTTGGAGATGAGCAGTTAGCTTTTGCTAGCTGCTCTTTTATTGTTTGTTAACTTCCACCCAAACTCCATATTTCATTTCCCAACCTTGGTTGTACAATTGGAATATTTGTTTTTCTACTTGAGACATTTTTCTTTCTTTTTGCTTTTCAAGATCTTGCAGTTTCTTTTGCAGTGATTTAATCTGATTCTCATACCCTTCAAGTGCTTGCATATCTGTTTTTACATAATGCTTATAAGCTTCAATTCTTTCCTCTGGCCACTTTTCCATATCCATTCCCCTTTTCTACAAAATGAAATTTTTGTTTAGTTTTCTTTATCCCATCCTTGATACTTTCTGAATAATTCAGCCATTGTCATATTGTTATGTTTTGCTAGATCTTTAGTTAGGGCACATACATTTTTAAAAGATGTACATCCTTTTTCTATATCGAGATATTCTAGCAAATTAACATGCCAACCATTAAAATATGGTCCCTCACCGTCATTAACTTGTTCCGCCCAACAAATTAGCCTTTGATTATTAACTGTTATCGTGACATTCGGTATACCTTGATTACTTCCCTCACACCAATGCCAACCGCCGCTTTTCCAATGACAATCATCCGTATCTCTTTTGCTTGCATCATCACTCAGTATCTTAAAATCCTCATCCGAAACTTCATATACTTGATATGATGTTGTTTCGTCACCGTATGTTCGTGTAGCATTAACCCCTAATCTTTTTAAATCTTCAGTTATGTCTCCTTGTACTAGTATTTCTTCCATTTTAATTTCCTTAGTTAAATTAACAGTTCCGATTTCTTCGTAGGGTTCTACTTTGTAACCTTTTTCTTGTAGTATTTTTAATACTTCTTGCGCATCCTTCCATGCTTCTATACCTTGTCCAAACTTAATAGTCACTGTATTCATTTTTCATTCTCCTTTTCTACTAAAATGAAGTTTTTATTAAGAATCATTTCACGATTAAATTAACTTGTTTCCACACTTCTATCTTTTCATATCCAACATTCAGTCCGTTAGCTCTTAACCCTAAAATCGCTTTCTGAGCATCACCCTCATCTGCAATAACAGATACGTTACTTTTTCGAGCAAAAGTATCTAATGTATAAATTACATACATAAAATCCATTAGTTCACCTCACTATCTAATAAAATAGCGTTTTGATTACAATTTATAATCATGTGCTGCCTGCCTTAAGAATTTTCTTACCGCGCTCTTCTCTCTTTCTTCTGGATTAATTACAAGCTCAGTCACCTTAAACCCCAGTAATTCAGCACCTTCTATATTTCCTCTAAGCAAGTTGTGTAAATTATGACTATAATACTCATCCGTTACCTCAATCACTAATTCAAGCTTGCGACCAGCAGGAAATGTAATCATGTTTGTAGCTGCTCTATATGTTTCATCTTCTTCCATTCGTTTATTGTGCCGACGTAGTTTTTCTTCAAATTCTTCAGATTTACTGATCTTTATCATTCCACCTCACCTTTCTCCCAACTAACGTTTATTAATATAACCCCATAAGTTATCAATCTTTTCGTTTTGTATATCCAGCATTTCCTTATAAGTATCTAAACGTTCTTTTGAGTGTTTTAAATCCAACTTCATACAAATGGTATGGCCAAACAAAATACCGATAATCATCCATAAAACTAACTCCATTACCTTCACCTCACTTCCATACAAGATAGCGTTTTTTATTAAAATTACGTCATCTTATCCATTTCTCACCTGGAAAATCTCTCTCATATATAAATTTACGAAGTTGGTTATCTGTCATTGTTTTTATGTCTGAAGGATTAATTTTGCATACGTTCCCTCTCATTGCTTCATATTTGATATACTCAGCCGCTGTCACTTCAAGCTCTTCTCTTGAAAATCTTCTCAAAACATCCTTTACTTCTTTAGTTTCTTGATCTGCACTCAATTTGACGCCCCCCTATCAAATAACGATTTTATAGAAATTTAACGTATATAAAACGACTCGTATTAATGTGCTGCGTGTATATATCGTGCTTTCTAAATAACAAACTAAAACTATTCTTCAATACATACTTTTTAAATGATTTCTTGATATGAGGAAGCCTTTCCCAATCATCTTTCTCTTTTTGTAATTGACTTTCAACAAACTTCCATCCGCCCCTAAGATCAATAACGTTTGTTGAAAAACATGCTCTTATCTCTTTTACTTGAAACTTCCAATCCAAAACTGCAACGTAATGAGGCAAAGGCGACGGCTTTACAATTTCCCCGTTATCAAACTGAAAATATAGCTTGTACAAAGAAGCACCTCTCTTTCTCCAAAATAAAGATTTTGTTTAAACAACTCACACCCTGAGAAAAAACACATATATTATCATGTACTCTTTTACAATAAGAGTCTTGGTCAGAGAGCGCTTCTATAAGTGCTCTTTTAATTTATTTAGATGTATCACGTTTTACATACAATAGACATAGAATGCAATGAGCACGCAAGACATAGTTTCTATACAATCGCGTACATTTTTTTGTACGCGATTTCTTTTTACTAAATAAAAATTTCGTTTAACTTTTATTCATTTTATTGTTTACTTCGCATACATTACTATTAAGCCAAGAAATACACAGGTTTCTCTGGACCAGTTACCTTGTATTCCTTGAACTCCTTGTACACAGAACCTGTTAGTAATAACAGGTTCTTTAATTTTTTCATCATACAATAACTATTTTGTTAAGATTTTAAATACCCTAATTCTTTAGCAAATGTAACTATTGCTTCCATATCTTCCTTTGGGTATCCCCAATACTCATGTGTCCACTTTAAATAACTTTTTTTAATTTCTTTCCCAAATATGAAATCCTTAAATTCCATAACTAGTTCTAATAAAGAATCACCCTCGCAAAAGCGAGTGTAATATCGTTCCTGCAATTTACGAGAACCTTTAAAGAGCGGAATCTTTGCTTCTGTGTATCTATCAACGTAATAAATTCGCTGTCCTTCAGTACTTGCAAAATAAGATGTACGATTCTCTTCAGCGTAAGAGAACAGCTTGCGCCCTCTATTCGCGATTTCATAAATGATTTTATTAACAATTTGGATACGTTCTTGCTTGTCCATTTCCCATTCCCCTTTTATCGTTTTAATAGTGACAAATCATAATTAGATTCGATGAATTTGATGCATAATGGTTTAGCGACTCCATTACCTAACCTGTCGTAAATAAGCTCCATGTCAACTTTACTGAAGTTTGTCCCTAACAACTCATTGAATCTACTTAAGATTATTTTAGATTTATAATCACTTAGACTCTTTGTTATCGGTCTTGATAACCACGCCATCATCTTGCATTTAAACTCTAAAACCGTTTCTATATCATCCAACCTGAAATAAAGATTAGAACGTCTGTCGAATATCAATTCGTTGTTTCTGTTAATAAACGCACCTTTGAACACTTCTTTTGTTATATCTATAAATTTCGTTAAATCATCGATTGGTTTCATTTCCTTTTCAACACTTTCTAAATTAACTAGCTGAAGATACTCCGTTAAAAAATAACCACTGAAACCTTCTAAAAATACAACTTGTGATCCGCTACTCGCTGCAAATTGATCTGTTTCACAAGTCCAAATCTTACCGTTGTAATGCCCCGCTTCTCCGCATGTATGCATTACAACTTTATCGCCCTTTTTCAACATGATTCATTCCCCTTTTCGATTAAAATAACGCTTTTGTTTGGTTTTAATCCTGCCATTTGGCCCAGTAATCCCAATCACGACCAGCTTCTCTTGGCGTAGATATAGCCATCGCTTCTTCATCAACTACCACTACTGCTCTTTTTACTATTTCGTAATCTTCAAAATCATCCTCACTGCTTACTAATTCAACATATGAATCTTCTGTGACACCTTCACCCATTACCTTATCTTTTGTATCTTCATACTCATCTACTGCATCTTTCAAATCTACAAATTCTTCACTCATCCAATTTTCAGTTTGAACTCTATACTTTTTCATCTTCATTCCCCATTTCTTAACAAAATTCAAATTTTGTCTTAATATCCGTTATCCTGGCGTTCAAAGTTTTCTTTATTTTTTTCTTTATACGCACGTACAATATCTTCATATGTATATCCGTACAAGTAGCAAAGTCGGAAGAAAATACCGAAAGCCTTATGCAAATGTGTTAGAGTTACGTTTAAATCTCTATACTGGCACCACGCACGTTTAGCAGTTAAAATATCCTGCATATACCATTCAAACAGCATGTTTACGCTTAATACATTTTTCTTCATAATGTATTGCTCACGAAACATTGCTACGATTCTGCGCTTTAATGTAAAACGGTCTAATTCAATTACAATGTTCATAAGAAAATGAAATCCATCAACTAATTCCACTAATAATCCATCTTTAGGAGTCCCAAACCCTACACTCCACATTTTGAACGCTCTCGTTTCATTCCACGCCTCGCCAATCTCAACTAACAACGCGCGGAACAACATGTCTAATTTGTCATTACCTTTATAACCAATACGTCTATCAAGTTCCTTTTGCATTTCTATTAATTCACTAATATCAAATGTTTGATTCGTTTCTTCTTTAGTAATAATATGCAAGTTAGTTACATGTATCATTGTGCATACGCTCCTTTTCGATAATCTTTAATAATGCCACCATTTTCATTAAAGTAAGCAATTTCCCAATACGGATTAAATCGAAACTTATCCGGATTACCATCTAAAATAACGTACAAATCATTTTTACAATTCCCCACGATTGTCCCCATTCTTCCCTGTACTTCGACACGCATCCCGCGCTTGGCAAATGGTATTCTCCTGTAGTTACACATTTTCCGAAATGCTGCTTCTTGTCCAAAAAGCGTAGCAATATCTACTACTCCCAGGTACTTGCAACTAATGAACCTTTCAAATTGTTCAAATGGAATATCTATAAAGTGCTGCTTTTTAAATTGTTTATAATAGTGATATTTTGCTTTCTCTTCACTTTCTTTGGAAATGATATGGTCACATCTCCACTGCGGAAAAACTGTTGAAATATGATACTTGTATGTAGGAGCAGCAGCCATTAGTTTCCCTCCTGACCAACAAAAGAGACTTTTGACCAATCCATTTCTGCTGTTTCTTCTTGATTAATCATCTCCAAAGGTACTTCTAGCAAGAAGCGCGCTGTTTTGTTGCAATTCGTGCATTTTACATGAATAGCCTTTTCTTCTGCGCTTACCACGATTCCGCCGATTCCGTTATCCTCAGTCGCGATAATTGGCAATACAGATGTAACTGGACCTTCATTTTCAAATTCCTTTTCAACCAAACTAGCCAGTATATTCATTCCACATAAGCAAGTAATTTCAAATTTCATATTATTTATCCCCTTTAATTGTTTTATAGTTGTAACTATTAGCAAGACCGTCAATTCTAGCTCGTCCAATTCCCACAATTGACGGTCTCTGAGCCTATAACACTTCAAATCTATTAATCGATTTATTATCTTTTGTTTCTCCAATTGCTTTATTCACCTGCTGTTTACTTTTGAATCTTATCGAATACCCTAATTGCTATAGCTATAATAAGACTGAATATTACAAAAACAATTAATGTATCCTTATCCATAATGGATTAACCCGCCATATCTTCTGCGAAAAAGTAGATTTCTAGTTCTTTAGGATCTATTTGGAACCTCTCGTCTGAATTGTTAACTAGTACAGACACAAGTCCCGTTTCAGAATCTTGATGTTGTACAGTTAAAACCCGTTTATCATTACTAACGAAGTCACCAGGATGGAATTCGTTGTTTCTTCTACCTCTAGCAGCAAATATTCTACGACGTTCTTCCCAATACCGCTCATCCTCTGTTGCTTTGCGGCACTCATCAGCAAATTGCCATCCCTTATCTCCTATACTCATAACCGATTCATTACCCCACGTTCCATATAATGCAATACGACCATTCTGATCGATAAAACCAATGTCATCTACTTCTGCAAAAACTGTGTAGTCTCTACCTTCACAAGCTACCCATTCCCCTTTTTCAATAAACGGTACGATGATTTCAGTCATATTTATATTTACTACAGTCATTTTCATATTTAATTCCTCCTTAATTTGTACTAAACCCAAAAATCTACACTTTGTTCAAATTGAACATCCATTTTCTTACGAGCATATTCATGTTTCTTATTCTTAAATTTAACTAACTGATATAAGCCGTTTTTACTAACTCCTCGCACTCTGTCTATATGCTGGTACTGAAATACCTTGAATTCTTTCGCATACTTGCTTGGATCTTCATCCGTTCCACAATTACTCCAACCGTTCTTTATAAATTGTCCAGGATCATCACATACTACATAAATTTCTTCTTTCTTGTTAGCAATTAAATAGATGTCATCCCAATATTCTAAAGTTTTCATCCCTATTTTGATTGCTCTTACAGCGTCAAGAATACTTTTAAATTCAGCTTCCATAGTAATTAACATCCTTTCGTTATTTAAGATATTTAGTTACATATTGCGGTCTAAATCCACTATCTAAATAGATTCTTAACTGCTGTGGCTCTTGCGATTCCCTTGCCGCGCAGCAAATCCTCTCTGCGGAATCCCAATGAAAACTTTTGTCTTCGCTTCTCTTATAACGCCATATAGCTGTGACATAATCCATGAACATATCAAAGTGATTATCCTGTTTTGTAGAGCGCGGCAGCTCGTCCGCGCTCCAGACATCGCATGGAATAATAGCCATGACATCTACAAAGCTTGACAATCCTCGCCTTTGTTTTACATCCGCCTTCTTTATATCAAAAGGAGAACTTTCTAATATATCTGGTTGTTTTATAGAATCATTCAGTAACAGTGTCAGTTGTTCCGTCATGGTGCTCACCTTCTAACTGCATTTGCAGTGTTGCAGTGAATCCACGTTCTAATACTGAGCCGATAACTGCATTCATCCATAAATGAGTTCCGATCTTCCTTTGTAAAAGTGTTATAATCGTTAGTATTTCTTTTGTAGAAAGTGAGACAAATTCACCTAATTTTTCTTGGTTGAATTGCCCACCACGCTTTTCTATGTTTAAAGTAATGTTATTTTCTTTCACATACTGTTCCGCCTTAATTAGATCAAACTGACGAACCTTATCACGTCCATATTTGGTAATTAACGCTTTTAACATATCTACTAAAACATTGACATCTACCACTTTTAATTTGGCTTCCATCTCACCTCGGCAAGATTTACATAACGTTTTTTCGCATCCCTCAATATGCATATTTGTGACATCGGATTCCGGTATTACATCACCGCAAATATCGCACCATTCGCTATTGTCAAACAACGCACTGAACATAAATTTCATCTCCCAACCTTTAATTTTTAATCGCTTATATTTAACGCACTTATTGCATGGCCGCTAGTGCGTTTATGTGTACTAATGTGTTATAATTGCAAATGTAAATTCTTTCTTAACTACCCATCTCGCAAATGGGTATTTTTTTATACACTTTTTTTGATTTCTTCTACTATCTTCGAACTTCCACTAACCTTTTCTAGATGCTTAGCAACCTTCAAAACTTCATTTCTTTCTTTACTTTTATTTTGTTGATCGCTCTTCTGCTTTTGCATGTACAGATCCATAAGTTCCGATTCAATCGTAACTGCTTCACTAGATTGCTTGTCACATAGTGTTTTTAATTCTTGAGCAGCTGTAAACTCACCATAATTCATTGCTCTTTCACATTGAGAGAGTAATAACTTACGATTCATCATATATTCCCGAAGCTTCCCCTCTAAGAGTTCAGCTCTTTGTACATGCTCAGGAAGCACTCTGTCTCTTAGTCCCAATTACATTCACTTCCTGTTCTTGTTTGCGGTCATCTTCATCGAGTTTTCGCTCGATGAAGCTACCGCCTTTGTATGTTGCTAATGCTAGTAATCCAAGTCCTAAACCAAAGATACAAACGGCACTGGTACTCTCAACTAAGACAATGTCCATTTTATTGAACCCTCTCTCCTACATGGTCTAATACTTCTCCTTCTGTACTAATAAACATCTGGCCTTTAACTCCGGAAAGCAGTTCTTGTCCAATTACATTGCCACTATCATCATGGTTAATTAAGATTTTTGACTCAACTTCATCTGCTGGTACTAGAGTCGATTTAGTTTGCACTTTACATGCACACACATCACGTTTGTCATTACCTGTAATCGATAATGTAATGACAATTTTTCTTGCCTTTTTTGGATCGGTATTAATATCCGACATATTTTCCATTACTTTTTGAAACTCACTGTTAAATTGTTCTGCTAAAGCTCCATTAGCAAATGAATTTAAGTCAATCATCTTTCTTCCTCCTAAGCGGTTTTACTACCGTTAAATAACGGACGCCATCCTTCTATAAAACTGAGAGCTTCCCCAAAATCTTTTTGAAGTATATTAGGATAAGCATTCACTTGGTAAGCATCTTTTAAGTTTTTCCATAAAGCGGAGTACACTTTTCTTGTAGTAACGTACAATTCCTTATCTATCTTGTTTTCTTCCCATAGCTTATGCACTCGTTTGTTTACAGCGTTTCTAATTACTTGCTGCTGTCCATAATCGAGGGTGATACGTTCGTTAATATCTTTCTTAATTTGTTCCACATCTCTTTTTAAATCGACAACATCTTCATTTAATTCAATAGTCATTTTCATGTTGGCCAGAATACTTTCTTTTGCATTCATAGCTTTTGGTTTGCTGCGAATATATTCTTGCATCCGTTTAAACTCTTCTATGAATTTCACTTTCATCTTCATTGCTTCAATTGTTGTGTAAGACATCATTACTATTACAAATCCATCTTCTGTTAAATCGTATTTCGATCTCCATTCATTCTTAGCATCATAGTATCCAACCGGCGCAATGTTGCGTTGGTTAAACTCAATTTCACCAGCTTCATTAAGTTTTTCTACATGTTTCCTAATATCTCTTAAAACATCTGAGTGACGTTTACCTAAGACCTCTGCCATTGTCAAACTATCAGTTATAACCTCGTTTTTCTTCATAAACACTAATTTACTTACTGGCTGCTGCACAACCTGTAATTGATTCATGTTCTTTCCTCCTTTAATTAGGTTACTCTAGGTAGTCGATTGTTGCAAAAAAAATTCCACCTATAGTGTACTTTTTATTAATAATTCATCTGTAGGGACCCCATAAAGCTCTGATAACTTCCCTAATTTATCTATACTCGGTTGCCTAAAACCTCTTTCGATATGACTATAAGCACTTTTATGACAATTGAGACGTTTCGCAACATAACCATGAGTATAACCGTGGTTTTCTCTTAATTCTCTAGCTCTTTCTGTATTCAACTTTATCATTTTTGTCATTTAAATCATCCTCGTTTGTTTCATTGAATTTATAATAACACTATCGACTACTTTTAGTAAACAATTTGTTTTAATTTTTTTCAGAAATCAAAAAAAGTTGTCTTAGAGTAGTCGATAATGTTAATTTATATATAGAATGGTATTTAATTTCTTTATAAAAAAGGGGAATTTTTAATGGAGAACGCTATTGGCAAACGTGTTAAAGAAATACGTGCTGAATTAAAAATGAGTCAAAGTCAATTTGCAGAATCGATCGGAGTAAGCAAGTCTTTAATATCACTAATAGAATTAAGTAGAAAAAAACCTTCAGTAGAAACAATTAACAAGATTGCCAAAAAAGGAAATGTTAGTGTTGATTACATTATGGGAAGAACTGATAATAGAAGTTCCGGCAAGAATGAAACATCTGAAGTGAAAATAGAACTAAATACTGCTGTAGATAGAATCGAGAAGTTAACTGAAGAGCAACAACGATTCATTATCAAAATGTTAAACGGCATGGTAGATAATATAGAGGATTGATAGCAATTATACGCTAACAATCCTCTCTTTTTGGTTTACTGCTTCAAATTCGTTCACATACCCAAATAATTTTTGTAAGTAAGTTATAGCTTGTTGGTCCCCTTTATTCGCTGCATTTATTAAAGTCTCTAATTTATCCTTTTCAACATTGCTTAACATACTGTATCCTCCTACATCCTCTTTATAGTTTGTGAATCGTTCACATACTTTCGAAGTTGATTTTTCACAATAAACTTCGAACGCCCTCTAAAATCAAGAAATGCGATTACCCCTTTTGGATAATCGCAACTCTACATTTTATATTAAATTTTACCAGCCTCCGCCACCTGGTTCGGACATCATAGCAACTTTAGGCTCAGAAATTGTATATTCTTTTTGATCTATCTCGTAATTAATATTAAAAGTAATCATACCCACAAAAGCTAATATTGGGAGAATTATTAAGTATTTCTTCAATCAATTCACCTCTTTCGTATAAGATTATTATACCATTTTTTGAATATTAACCCAAGTATATTTTAGCGAGATTCGCATAAAAAAAGCTCTTTTTTTCGATAAACATTCTATGTGAGATTTCAATTAATTCTCGGTCATTTCTTGCTAAGCCTAAGAAGAGTGTCTGAAACTCATTAAGATAACCTTGTGTTTCTTTCATTTTCAGTAAAATAGACTCTGACGCTTGATAGTTACCCCTCTTAAATTCTAAATAGGCTTGATCATCATCATCCAAAATATCCGGCAATGTATCTAAGTCTCGGTAATGATGAATCTTCAAGAAAATGATTGTGCTTTTTATTCTTCTCTTCTTTCTTTCTATGTCTTTATCACCTTCAGAGAAATTTTTTTCCAGAATTAAAAGTGATTGTTCAAGATGAAATTTCGCTCTTGAATAACTTTCAAATAAAAAAGACTCTCCGATATTGTATAAAGAATTGGCTTTTTGAATTATAAAGGCAGGATTTTTGTCGCAAATTTCTAATAGATCATTACAAATAACACGTGCCAAATCAACTTTATTTTGCATCATATAAGTTACAATTAAACCCTCTTTAATTCTCGCTAAGTAACTATCACGTTTGTAATTGTTAAATATTTTTTTAACTTTAATTTCGATAGGAGTTATACGCTTGAATAACCTTTTATATTCTTTCATTTGGTATAAAGCTTGGCACATCAAAATACCAATTAGAATTTTCATCTCATTTGTTGTAATTTCATTTTTACACGATTCAAGATCATCATAAAAATCTGCCGGTTCATATTTTTCATTAACTTTAAAATGTGTATATATAATATCATAAACCTTCGCGCACTCTTTGTTTGCGATTGTTGGAGAATTTTTTTCTGACTCTATAAGTTCTTTCAAAGAATCGAATTGTCTTTGAAATGCAGCATATTCAAAAGCTTCCCGTTTATTTTCCGGTTTTGCAAATGCTAAATAGTCGGATATCATCTGTTCTTCCATTGATACAAAAGATTTATCATACAGTTTCATGATGATCTTTACTAGATAAATAAAACTAATTTCTGTTTTTCCATTTAGTATGCTTGATAAGGTACTTTGAGCTATTCCTAAATACAAAGCTAACTCACAGTTAGTAATTTTAGATGCGAATAAATCATCATTGATTTTTTTTAATAAGCCCTTCATAGTTTGCTCTTTTGTTTTTACTATTGTACTTTCTTGCATCCCTTTTGCTCCTCCCATTGGAACAAAGACTTCGCTCGTTTTCTCAACTTTTTAAAGGAAAAATAATACCACAGTAATGATTTAGTAATATCGGCATGTTATAATGTAAATGTTACTCGTGTAGTGACCGAAAAGAGACTTATGGCAGATGTTCCCCTCGTGAGTCGGGCGAACGGTGTAAGAGTGGGCCAAATCACTCTTACACACGCTGTGAGTCTTTTTTTCGTTCCGTTTTTTATTGTTTTCATAATACCACAAATTTCCCAAAATTCTGTCGCATAATAGTCTGAAAACTATTGAGAAAGTTGGATAACCGCTATACAACAACGTTTCTAAAGTTAAACAGAATGAAATATGCAATTATGCATTTCGTTGTTTTTCGAACCTATATCAATATTTTACCACGATTACGAACTTTTGTTCTTATTTTTTGTATATTGTTTCATTTAACAACATAAAATTATTTAATGTTTAATTTATAATCGTTTTATTTAAATATATGTAATAACCCCCTCGATTTCGACTATAATTATCGAAGATTAAAGAGGGCGGTGTAACCATTGCTAGGAGAACAATTAATGTACTTGCGTAAAAAACAAGGTTTAACGCAAAGCGATATTGCTTATCGACTAAATGTAGCGCGTTCTACCTATACAAATTGGGAAGCTGGACGAGCTGAGCCCGATCTTAACACCCTAATAGAAATAGCTAATATTTACAACGTTTCGTTAGATAACTTAGTGGGCAGAAAATATAGGATACCTCCACAGTTCGAAGTTATTTTAGATCAGATATCCGATTTAGATACAGAACCTAAAAAGAAAGCGCTCAATCTTTTAGTCGAATATACTTACCTAATTAAAAAGTATTTCATGTAGCTATCACACCTTTCATTTTCGCTTGTAAGCAATTTTAAATTCATAAATGATTAAGTCCATAGAGATAATGCAAAGACAAAATTTATAGCCTTTTAAACTCTTGTATTTAAAATCAGAAGCATTCACATCTTAGAGAACATTACGCTCTCTTTTTACATATAACCCAAAAATGTAACTATTTGGATTATTGTATTTGATTATATAGTACATTTAGAATTTAACATAGACTAGCGGTAAAATATTCTTGCAAAGTCAGAAATTAGTGAATTTTCAACTGTTTTCATTGATTTTATGCGGTTACTTGGAAATATGCAATATTACATATCCATTAATTGTAATGCAAACCATGTTTTACTCGTATCAACCGACAAAAGTAAATGTTATAATCCGCTTTGACTAACTGCTACGAAAGCTCATGCCATTGCAAACGTTTGCAGTTTATCATCCACAACTAGGGCGACTCCCTAGATTGCGGTACTATTCCGCAGCCCTTAACAATTTGTTAGGGGCTTTTTTAATTCTTTTTCGACAAAATATGACAAGATAGTTGTAGCTGAATTTGTTATGCCTGAATGAGAGATCTTATATTTTGGAGGGAATAAAGAACTATGTCAAAGAAAAAGGAAGAAAAGAAACCTAGTGAAGATAAACTCGCTAAACAAGCAATAGCTAAGAAATATCAAAAAGAATTCAATACAACTCCTATAATCATCAGAGCTGGATTTAAAGAAAATAAATTTGGATATGCAGCTATCACAAAAGACCACGTTCAATTGTTTGAGTATGACAAAAATATTGATGATGTAATTAGCCTTGCTACTCATCAAATATCTGATTACGAAAATGTAGTTATCGACCATTATGCTATAAAATCAATATTACAGTTCAAAGGACTTAGCAAAAACTTTGAACTTATTGTGAAAGAAGAAGGGAAAAAGATTGAATCATTCATTCAAAATAATATTGATATTGAAATCCAGAAAGTACATAGGAAATTACGTAATAAAATATTAGGATTCCGATCTAACACAAAGTGGAAGATGATTGTAACAAGTTCCATATATCTATTTATTACAGTTGCCGTTGTTAGTGGAATTATAGATAAAAAAGAGAATAAAGTTGCTTCTAGCACTCCAAAACAAGAAATTAAGACAGAAAAATAAATCTGACAAAGATTTCAAAACTCTTGTCGCTGAATCTGACGAAAAAGAAGCTAAACAGCAAGCAAGCGAACCATCTTCCAAAACAAACAGCAGTACTACTCCGTCTATCTCAGACACACCGAAAATGGCGGTAAGTGAAGATGCTAAAAAAATAGCATTAGAAACTATTAGCCAAAACCCACATGTTCGTGACGCACATATAGAAATTCGTGGAAATAAAATTATAATGGCTGTTATTGTGATGCAGCAGTAAACAAAGTACTGCAAAAGAAATCGGAGATAACTTCGTGCGTAATTTAGGAGCATTTGCTGGTGGAAAAGCACCTGAAAAACATTACTATGGAGAAATATTTGATAACTACGATCTACAAATAGGTGTAGGAACTAGCCCTGATAACATTGTCGTACAAGGCGCTAAAGTTGCAAGCGGAAAGAATATTATGTGGTAAATACCATATTTATCAAACAATAAAATAGATGAATATGGTAAAATAATATTCGTATGGTGATCCATCATATATTATTAAAATTAAAGTGGTTATCAAGTCGGAGGAAGACACCTTAGGGTGTCTTTTTTTATAAAATTTACAATACATCGTTACAATATAAAGGATCAACTCAATACTTTTAGGTGTGAAATAACAAATTCAGCTTGTGGATAAGTAAGGTTATCCACAAAAAAGACCGTCATTTATCTGACGGCCTTCTCTTTTACTCTTCTTTTTTCAACAAAGTTCTGCTATCATAAAGTGGTAGATATATAAATTGCAAATGTAAATTTTTCATATAAATTAAAAACAAATAGAAAAACCCCGACGAGATTTTCAAAGGTTGATGTAAGTTTGTCCGCCTACTAAACCGATGAAAATTAGAAACTGGAGATCGAGGTTTGTATAAACATATTTAAAGTTGTATTGCTTCTTTTATGATAGCATATACTTTAAAAAATGTGAACTACAATCCTCTATTTTCCTATACCCATTTTTGGGCGGGGTGGAAATTGGAGGATTTTTTATTATGTCAAAAAGCAAACGTGACCGTCGTATGATGTGAAAAAGCAAGTAAAGATTTATATTTTCAATTGTTTCAGTACTTATTCTATGAACCAAGATATAGAAAGCTAGATAACAATGCTCGTGTCTTATATTCTATTTTACGTGATCGTTACAAACTATCTGTTCAAACTTCACAAAGCAAAGATACATACGTGGATAACGAAGGATACATTTATTGCATCGCTGATAACACTGAGCTAAGTTATATGCTTATGGTATCAGAGCCAATAGCCATCAAAGCTAAAAAGCAGCTTCATGATGTGGGCTTATTGGACGAAGAACCTGTAAAAGATGGCGCCAATCGTTTGTATGTATTAGAACCAGAATTAACAACTGATAATTGGATGTATAAAGCTGAAATAGAGATCTACGAAAAAAGAAAAAGGCAAAAAAAGAAGAAGAAAGAAAAAAACGAAAAGAGAAAAAAGCATCTGAAAAAGCAAAAAAAGGGGAAGAAAAAACTCCTCAACCAGTTGGTGACTTAAAAAACTTAAGTCACCAGGAAAATAGGGGTTCATCTGAAAATGGTGACTTAAGAAATTTAAGTCACGTGACTAAAGAATCTTTAGCGTATACAAAAGTATTTAATATACAGAACGATTTTAATTACTTTAGTAAGTATGTAGGTAAGAGTATCCCTGATCTCATTATTAATTTTTATAATCAATATTTTAAAACAACTAAGTACGCAAAAATTGAATTAACTAAACTATGTGAAGAAGAAAATGCAATATTAGTATTTGAATCGATTAAACGCGCTATTGATGGTGAAGCAGATAAGCCTATTGCATACATAAAGAAAACTATTACTAATTGGAATGCTGCTAATTGCGATACATTTGAGGATATTCAAATGTACGAAGAAAAACATCGTAATAATAAAAAACAAATTAAATCTAAAGGTAAATATAATCATAAAAATAAAACGGTACGTAAAGAGATTGTTCCAGAATGGGTTGGTGAAGAAGAAAATACATCATTAACTGGGGCAGACAATGGACAAGCATCTGAAGACGAACGTAAACGTTTAGAGGACGTATTAAAGAAATATAAAAGAGATTAATATCATATAGGGGATGAATACGTATGCCAAGAAAATTCAAATTTACTGAAGAAGAACAATTACGATTTGATTACTTTGTTACAACAGATGAATTTGCAGAAGTATTAGCTATCGCCTGGAGATACGGTTCCAAACGAAATGACAGTTTCTCTATAAGAAGCCAAAGAAAATGGATTGTTGCTCGTTTTTCAGAGTTGGTTGAAAGAAGTTGGTCTATAAGATATTGCGAATATGGAGGCGATGAACCTTATTGGGAAGGAGCAGTATGCTTAAATCACCCTTTAGTGAACATGCTAGTTGAAATGGGATGGTCCCAAGTTACTAAAGAGGAGCGTTCTTTTCCGATAGGCGATTTTAATGAACTAGTGTTCGTAAAGACTTTTATTCTACTATTACACGATTTAGGAACAATTCGAGAAAAAAGAAAAGGTAGAATGATAGTCCGTCCAAGATTACGAATACATGGATCAGTTGATGTATTAAACAATATTGGTCGGGTCCTCTACAATGAATTAAATGTTGGATTTAAAAAATTGCAAAGTGATCAAAAGGTTCCAAGAGCAAAGACAGTTTATTTTCAATCTAAATTTGAAATACCCAAAATTTTAGAATTTGTTGGAGCTACAGAATCGTTAGATAAATTTAATTCGCTTGATTTAGGATCTAGAGAATTAATGACAGTGTAAAATTTCACACACCGTACTATTTTTATATCTTCTAAAACTCAGTATATAAGGGATTTTAAGGGATATTAGGGAGGACAAGCCCATGTCTTCCCTACATTTCTACACGCATTTTATAGATTTAGCGAAGCCATTGCGAAGACTAACGACCTCGCAAAAAATATAAACCAATGGTTAATCAATTATATTTTGTTATTTTTGGTATATTTCATTGAATTGAAACGTAAACATCTGTTAGAATCAAAAATACCAATGAATAATCAATGGTAATGAAAGGGGAATGAATATGTTATTGGGTAATCCATATGCGATTGACTTAGGAAATGGTTTTACAAAGCGTGCTTCAAAGAAAAACAAATCACTAGAGGCAGATGTTATTACAGAATTATCGGTGTTAGCGCCAGTAGATGACTACTACAACGAAGCTAGTTTTACAAAAATTGAACTAACAAACACTGACTTTCCTTACTACATAGGAGAAGAAGCTAGAAAATCAAAACTTCCATTAATCCGTGCTCTCGGCGAGAATAAAGCGAAGCGTTACGAGGATCGGGATCCAACATTTAAAAAACAATTATTCGGATTCATTGCAAAAGACTTTAAAAAGAACGTTACTATCCCATTACTTGTTACCGGTCTTCCAGTATCTCACTTTGGTAATCAACGCGAATCAATTCGTAAGGTAGCTATGGAAGAAACAGCAGTAAAGGTAAATGGTGAATTAATCACGGTTAAAGTAAAAGAATGCTTAGTAATCCCGCAACCAGTAGGAACGCAATACTACCTGGTTAAAAAACAAATCATTAATAAAGAAGATCGTATTCTTATTATCGATGGTGGATTCGGTACATTCGATGTAACTGATATGTCTGGTAATGCTGTTATTGATCGTTTAGGAACTGAATTAGGCTGTGAGAAAGCATTCATGGCTATTGAACAAATTGTTCGTGATAATATCGGAGAAACTCCTGATCTAAGCGTTTCGAATATGCATTACATCTTAGAGAATGGTTATAAGTACAACGGCTCTCTATATGACTTATATACACATAAGGACGTAGCAGAAAAAGTAGATGCTGAATTACAACGCCATTATGAGGCAGCTCTACGTGAAGTTTCTCAAAAGTTCAATTTAGCTGTATACGATAGAATCGTATGGACTGGCGGAATGGCTGCTCTTCATCAGAAACGAATTGAGAAGAAAAAAGAACAATTCCCTACATTTGCGGTTCTAGAAAATGGTCAAGAAGCTAACCTATTAGGATACTACTATTTAGGATGTGATGTTTTTGACAAACTTACAAAAGAAAAAGCTTCAAATTGAGCTAAATCCAAACAATGACAAGGTTCTGTATAACTTCGTAACTCGATTAGAGGAACAAGGAAAAGGCCAAAAAGGTTACGTAAATAAGCAGATTAAAAAGCGATTAGAAATGTACCAAGTACTTGCTGAAGTTGCAGGAGAAGAAGATCCACTTCAATTAGTTAAGAAGTTACTAATCAATATAAATACTCATGGCATACAGAACGATGCAGGTGAAGATGAAAAGCCTTCTGAAGATGTCGTTGATAATGCTATGGATTTACTAACTAATTTAGATAAAAGCTTTATGTAAGAAAAATTTTACTCCTTCCTCCCTTCTCTCAAAAACAGCAGGAACGATAGCATGTTGGAATTATGTCCCTGAGAATATAGAGAGGGAGGAGGTTAATTTCGAAAGGGGAGAGCATCATGAGCAATGTTAACCCTATGTTTAGTTCTTCTAGAAAATCTACTACAATAACAAACTCACAACCTCGTAAAACTCGTTGCGATAAGAAAAAAGATGTAAAAATCCCCGTAACTGAAATACAACGACAACTGATAAGAACTTCAGCCTTCCACAATAACCTAACTACTACACAATATATGTCCAAATTAATCACAGAACATCTCAAAATCGATTATATAAGCGAAATACATGCGTATGAATATAAAGACACCAAAAAGTACATTCATGCGAAATTGGAGCAAGGAGCGCACTCTAAGCTTGTCCAATTAGCAATCGAATGGGGAGTGTCACAACGAGCAGCTGCAACACGTATTCTTTGCTTTGCGTTAAAAACAATGTGAGGTGTGACATATGTATAGCAAATACGACGTTATGACGAAAGAAATACAGCTTATGAGTGCTAACAGTTGGTGGGAACGAACGAAAATTGAATGGACCTTAAAAGAGAAATACCGATTTGAAGTAAAGATGCTCAAGATTTACTTATTCCGGATGAATATTATCATTGAGGATATGGAAGAAGAGGATTATGAATGTAATGCAAGTGATTTAGCTGAAATACTTGTTGAGGATTTCCTCGAACACATAAGGTCTAAGAATAGTATGGAGCAGTTATACCAAATTCTAGAGAGTAAGAAGCATTATATGGACTATGATTTGCAGTTTAATGAAGATGATAATCGGTACGGTACACTTTCTATAAAAATTGATAGACGGACATTAAGACGAATTGAAGTATTTTTCTCGGATATGGCTCACACATTTCCTATGCATGGTTATACCGCTGATAAACTAATTAACATTTTGATGTCTGACTACATGCAGCATTACGCCGCAGAACCTGGGAAAAAGTTATCTTTGTTAAAACGGAGATTTTCATAATGTTTAAGATTCCTATTTTCGGGATGTTTAAAAAATGAAATCTTTGACCACTCTTGTACTAAGAACTTAAAACAGGAGTGATAAAATGGGATGGCTTATTTCCGGTAAAGGGAGAAAGTCGAAGCTCTCCAATTTTCTGGAGAAAAACAAAATTACTCAACAGGAATTAGCGGAAAGAAGTGGAGTAAGTAAATCGACTATTAGTCGTGTATGCCAAGGAGATAAATTTTCGCCAACCATGAAAAATGCACAAAAGATTATAAAAGCATTGAAGAAATTAACTAACAAAGATGTACATTATGATGACTTTTGGATATAGCTCCGTTAAAAACGGAGCTATTTATTATTAGGAGTAATTATTGTGTTTTTGGACATTTTTTTACTATAAAAAAATGTTAGGGTAAAAGTGTCAGCCCATCCTAACAAATTTAAAAAGATTAAAACCCCTTAAATACAGGTTATAAATGAGTAAAAACGTAAGAGTCTGGACCCCAACTTCAGCGTACATATTTTACTATCATAATTAATATAATTCATCTCTTTATTTTTGTTAGGATGGCCTAACAAAAGTCCCCCAAAAAAAGGGGGAATGTTCGTTTTCCTACTGTATGTTATGATGAATTTGCGGTTCTTATTTGTTTAACAAGCCAAGTGGAGTTATCTAAACAGCACACCTTTGTATAAAGATAAATAGGAGGAGATAAACGATGCGTGATGTATATCCAGTCAAATATTATAGCAAAGAAGGATTTGTAGAACGAAAAATAGAGATTAACGAAGAAGATTTACAGAAAATCATTGAAGATTATTTAGATAGGCATGCGGACTTTGATTTTGATGAACTTGAGGTTGTAAATAACCGTCCTATGAATATTTGGTTATACGCAAAGTGTAGAAAGTATGTAGATGAAGAAAATCCTGAAGATGATCAAGCTGTGCATGAAGCAGAGTTGGAAATCACAGGAGAATATGACGGGAATGGTATATTTTAAAGGAGTACGGCAACGCTTCTTTTTTGGGGATCACTCACAAAGTATGAACATATTTAAGCATTGTATTGGGTCATTGCTATACATACCTTGTATTTTATAAGAAAAAGGATACGTTATTTGATTAACGTACCCTTTTTTATTTTATTTATTTTTTCTATATTTTTCTTGCTCATAGATACTGGCTGCCATTCCAGCTCGGAATAAAATAAATGCTCCATGAACTACTAATGGGACTACGCCACCATTTGTTTTAACTTACTTTACATACACATAGGCTTCACTTGCTGTTATATAGTATGTTTTTCCTTTGCTATTGTGAACTTTATATTGCGGTGCACCATCTACATTTACTTTCGCATCAATTGTAAATCCTAACCCTGCATCTACAGAACCGGCCACATCTTTATCCTGCCAAGATGGAGCATCATAGAAACGTAGATTGTTAACTTTTGAAACAACACGCTTTCCAACAATAGAAGAATCTACTGTGCTTTTCTTATTAAACTTCACATAAGATGGATCGTTCTTAATCCACTGATCCCCACCAAGATTTAACCAACCATCCTTTTCCGCCCACACAATATAAGATTCTGGTTTGTTTAGTTGACGAATTTTAGAATAGCTCGTACCTGGTCCTTTACGTAAGTTAACGTTGTAACCTTCAATATAGGCGATACCGTCTGTTACCACTGTTGGTACTTCCGATGGTTTAGATGGTTTCTCAGGAACAGAAACATCCACACTAGAATTATTGTATGCTCGTTGTACATCTGCTCTAAATTGAGCTTCTGAAACGCCATGAGACTTTAAGTAATCAATTGGATCTTCATGATCCGTACCGCCAAGGTAATGAGTTACATCGCTATGTGTCCACAATCCTTTTTCTACAGATAACCCACGGTCACGTAAGATTTTAGCTAGTAACTTAACGTATTTGTCATAGCTGCGTTTGAATTTTGTATAATCCGCTGTTTCGCATAACTCTACATGTACAAATCGTTTATTAGCAGCAGGACCGCCACCATAAGCGATGTATTTTGTATCAGCAATTTGGATTGTTTCGTCCCAATCGACTGCATAGTGAACAAATGCATTTCTCCATGTACGAGACTCATATTTTTGAATATTAATAGCTGGAGCTTCTGGAGTTGCTGTAGAATGTGCTACAACGCCCTCATAAGCGCCTACACCATAACGGTATGGTTGTTTTGGTAAATCAGGAATAATAAGTGTTCGATCAGCAAAAGCACTTGTAGCAAAAGAAGCAGCAAGTACTAGAATCATAAGGAACGAAGTAATATGTTTCATTGTCTTTTTCATTTAGCATCAACATCCTTTTTCATAATTTTTGTATGGTCAAATAATCCACTTGCTGATAGTCCAATGATGATTCCCTGGAATACATTTGTTTTGATATCTCCGGCCATAAATAAAACGCCTAGCATAATGCCAAGCGTTAAATTTAGTAACGGAACATATTTTGTTTGTAATCCAATTGTTTTTCCAATCTGTGAAAGACCAACTACAATTCCAATCATTACAGTAATTTCAAACATTACATACCACCTCCCTTCAAAAAGAAAGTGAGAGCTGCTCCAACAATTCCACCGACAACAAGTCGTAAAATCCAAGTAGTATTGGCGCTGATTTTATCTAGTTGTTTATTGATATTATCAATATCTTTCTCGTTACCGGTTGTACGCATTTCCAAGCTTTTGATATCAAACCTTATTTCTTTGATTTCTTGCTTCATTTCTTGTACATCATTTTTTACATCTTGTAATCCTTCCACTTTAATCACCCCATCTCAAAATAAAAAGAAGCATAATTATGCTCCTTTACGCTGCAAAATAACTTGGGTCCATTCCAAATATTTCTGCAATATCTTCCTCACTTCTATCTTTCAAATAAGATTCAGTTGTGGAAATGTCAGAATGATTAGCAAGTGATTTTAATTTTTCAAGCGGTACTCCTTGAACTTTTAAATTATCTAATCTGCTATGTCGGAAACAGTGAGGATTCATTTTAAAACCCTTCCCTTCCTTTTCGTTCAGCATCTTAGCAAATATTTCGCACCAATAATTAAACACACTCTTATTCAATCTTTTTCTCTTACCATTCTTATAAACACGCACAAACAAATCTGGAATAGTATCCTTACCTCGCTGATTTATATATAAACGAATGCATTTCTGCACCCGGTGATTGTAATATAATCTAAACTTCTTACCGCGTTTACCTCGGACCACATTTGTATAATATTTTTCTGTCAGACCTTCTTTTTGAACTTGGTAAACTTCATTTTTTCTAGCTGCACTGTAATATGAAATTGCTAGATACGTAGCTAACATATATCTTTCTTGTGCTATTAGCTCATCGATTAACCACTCAATTTGTTCTTCTGTTATAAAAGTGATTTCTCTAACTGGATTCTTAGGTAAACCACGCACTCGAGAACCTACATTAAATTCATAATCATAGTCATCATCATCCGCACAAAACTCTAACGCGGACCTTAATGCACTCATTAATCCGTTCACACGAGCATTAGACATCTCCATATCTTGAAAAATAATAGATAAATTTCGAATATCTTTACGCGTTAAATCAATAAGATTTTTATTTCCGAAGTGCTGATGTATTAGAAACAAAATAATTCGTAAATCCCAACCGTATTGTTTTAAAGTGCTTGCCGCTTTTCCTTGTGCTTTCTTTTCAATCAGAAAATCTTTGACTAGGTTTTTATTTCCTTGGCTAACATGCTTTTCGTAAATTGCTTGGTCTACTATTCGTTTCACACTAATCATCTCCTCAAAATAAAAAGAAAAGCGATATCGCCCCTCTTGATCTATGATTTGAATTTATTCAAAGCCGTATTTTATGCAAAATAAAAAACAGCTTATGGCTGCTTTGGTTTCTCATTTATTAATTGTTGTACTAATACCTTTAATTCATAAATTTCAGCTTTCATTGAAACTTTCTCAAGTTTTTCTGCTTCAAGTTGTTCTTTAAGAGTGTCAACTTCCTGCTTCCACATACCGTGGTCAAATTGAAGATTTTTAACTTTAAAGTCAACTTCTTGTATTGCTTGAATAGAAATTGCAAACGAGCTATAAAGTGTTACAGCGTCTTTCTGTGGTGTAGTGAATACATCGTCAGAGTCCTCCGCAATCATACCGTAATTAATTGGAAGTGTAATAGACTCCCCTGACTCGAAGCGTTCAACATCTCTTATAAAGTGATACTGTTTGATGTTTACAGAGTTGATTTTATCTAAAGCAGAGAATGGAAGGTCTTCTATGTCTGTTTTAAGCGTACGAGAAGAATTAGGGATAAATTCTTGCGCCCACATACGCCCTGTAGCAGATATATTTTCTTTAGCTCGCAGTGTTCTTAACTCTATATCTCGCCATCCATTACCGTACACATCTTTAATTTGTAAACTCATATCATAGCCTGATACAAGACTTGCTCTTATCATTACTCTTCCCATGACTAAATCATGATCATTGACGCCATTGGCAAAGTATATACTGTTACCAGTACTTTTTCTATCAAAATGAAACTCACCATAGTCATTTTTAAAATAATGTGGCTCTGTGGTTGTCACTATAAACTTTCCGTATCCTGGAGCCCATCCCACTGAGTTAAAAACAATGTCATTCAAATTATCAAAGTATAATCTTCCGGCTGCATATGCATAAAGATGTCCACCGTCATTCTGCATATTAATATATGATGACCATATATTAGTGCCTTCTGCATTTTCTCCTTTAGAAATCCCAAATGTTGCATACGCTTTAGAAGGTTGATCGACTCCATTAATTCGCGGCATGACTTGATAAATATAAAACGATCCTGTGCCGGCGTATTTTCTATTATCAGAACCAAGGACTAATGAAGGTTGAATACTTCCATCATTTGCTTCCATAAATCCTATATAACCACGCGGCTTATCTGCATCGAAAATCTTCATGTCTTGCTTATTTATTTCAACAAATCTGTTTCCACTCGTTTTAAGTGTTACTCCTTCTAAAACTTTTCCTTTGATATGATTTGCTGTAATAAAACCTACTAAGTTAATCCTATTCGCATTCAAAGTAATGTTTTCTTTACTCATATTGAATGCTGCAATTACATCATTTTCTTTTACAGATATACTAACGCCCTTTTCAGTYAACTGAAGACGGGTTTCCATATCTCTTACATAAGATGATGTGGCAAATTGCCCATTTGCTTGCTCTTTTGTATATACCTCTGTCTTTTTGGCTGAAGCATTAATCCCCTGTTCATTGATAATAAAGCGGTTATCAATCAAAGTCATTTTTTGATTAAATTGCTCAGTTGCAAGTTTATTAGCTAGTTCGCCCAGCAAATCTTGTTTATTTTTATCGACTGTTTGCTTCAACTCAGGTATCTTAAATCCAGCAACATAATCTTCTACTTGTTTAAGCTCAACTTTTGCACCAATTGCTGTTGCTTGTTGTTCGAGTTTTGTATTTGCATCAGTAAGCTTTTTCCCTTGATCTGATACTACATTATTTAAATCGCTCACTGTGGAAGATAATCCAGTTGCTGTTTGTTCTACTGTAGTCATGCGTTTTTCGAATCCGGCTTGGCTATCCTGCACCTTAGTTACAGTAGATTTTACACCATCCACACTTTGCTCTAATTCATATGTTGATTTGCTGAAGTCTGTTGGAACAGATCCTTTTTCGAGTTTAGCTTTCTTGAAACGGAACCTTTTCCCTTTAGATGCTTCATTTCTAGCAAAACGAATTCTAAATCCCCAACCAGTAGCACGAACATCGATTTTAAACGTCCATGACTCACGACGCCAGTCTTTAGCTGGCACAGGCTTTTGTACTGACTCACTCCACGATCCGTTGATGTATTGGAATAAAATAAAATCTAAAAGCACATCATTTTGAATGTCTAAAGATATTGTTATATCTTTCCCTTTTTCAAAGTCTCCTATCTTAGTGTTATCTAGATGGAATTGATAAAAGGCGTCTGTATGATCTTGACATTCAATCGCTACGTATTCGCCAGGCTGAACAAATGATGTAACTTTATTCAATACCGCGCCACCGATCATCCCGATTGTTTGAGGTCTTTCGTTTGGACCTGTATTAATTAGCCAGTTTTCAACGCCTACAGTACGAGCCTCAACCTGTTCTAACTTTGTCGAGATTTTCCCAGCTTCTGTTTTAATTTCAGTTGTAACTTTGATAAATTCGTTACTGTCTGCCTGGTCTTCAGGTGCAGGTCTCCACGGATAAACTTTTTTAGTTAGCGATAGCATAGGTGAAGTTTGTTGGTATAAAGCACCTTTAGGTATTGATTCAGCTTCGAATCTATATACAACATTTGGATCAGTGGCATCAGAGCCGACTGGAATTGTTACCGAAACCCTTTTCCATTCTCCATTGACTGTTGTTTCACCAGCACTGTTAGGAAAGAATATTTGTGTAGATTCCCCACCTATCATTCTAGCTGTTACAGAAAATGTTACAGTGTCACCAATTTTTATTTTCCCTCGCTTAATTAATTCACTAGGTTTAACGGTGATACCTTGCCATTCTGTATCTGTTTGCGCGATAGCATTTCCATTGTACGTATCCTTGATGACAACTAGGCGCCCACCTTTTAAAGATAACTCTTCGTTAGTTGTCAACGTCTTAGTTCCCTCACTTACAAGGTTGATAACATCACCATCAAGGTTATTTACATTCTTTTCGATTCGTTCGATGGTTTGCTTTGTTCCATTTGCATCTTCTTCAACTTTATTTAACTTTTGAACTGTTTGTGATGACGTTTTGTTGATTTGTTCAATGGAACTGGAAATACCATTAATGTTTTGTTCTGTTTTTACTACACGGTCTGTAATACCGTTTTGATCTTTTTTGATATCGGATACAGTATTTTTTAACCCTTCAACGCCTTTTGTAGTCTCAACGATCGTTTTGTTCATATCTTCTTGAGTACCTTGTATACTTGTGATAGTTTCTTTAGTTGCCTCGTCACTTTCTTCAAGCGCCTTAGTTACCTGACTGACTCTTTCTTGTTCTCCTTTAACAGCATTGAAATCTTTTTGTAGATTGTCCGCTTTCGTTTCAGCTTCTTTAACCCTAGCATCTAACTTTTCCGCACTAGCATTAATCTCTTTTGTCACCTGTTCCAAGGTTTCTTTCTTAACTGATTCAACATCAGGTACAACCGACTCCCAAACGGTACCTGTCCATATTTTTAAAATACCAGGCTTTCCATTGCTAATATCACGCCAAAGTGTTTTATAAGGTTTCAGTCCTGTTGTTGGCGGATTCTTAGCTTCAATGATGTCTACCGTGTTATTTTTAAGATTCTCTTGAACCTTTTCAGCCAGTGTTTTCGCTGCTTCGGATTCTTTCTTAGCATTACTAGCTGTTTCATTTGCATCTTTCACTAATTCATCTAACTGATTTATCAGTTCTTGCTTACTTCCTAGTGAACTAAGAATACGATTATATATCTTTCGTAGTTCTTCATTTGGATCCGTAATTTCGCGATAATCACCAAATACATATTTATCTTGTGTAGGATCTGTAAAAGATTCATCACCAGCAATTACACGTGCTTCCAGGTATAACTTAGGCGTGAACCCTGTATCTTTGATTCGGATTGTGTCACCCTCGTTAATTAATTCATGTGCTAGTCCGAAAATACGTCCAATAGATTGTGCCTCTACTTCATAAGAAACGGAAGTATTAACGCGTTTCCGTAATTCTGTTTTCATGAGAGTCATAAGCCGCTCTGGAGTCATATCTTGGTCTGATGTTTCTGGTGTATAGAAACCAAATTTATGTTTTCCTCGCTGATTCCATCGCTGAAATGCATCATTATCGACGATGTAAGGTAGGCCCTTATTTATGCTCTCAACCGTGATAAGTTTGTCACCTTCACCTCGTACAAAACCAACAAGTGCTGTGCAAATATCCCTGGAATGTTCAATCCGTCTAACGCCTACTAAGTCTTTTCCCAGGGTTACTTCCTTCCCTGTTTCTCTCCCTCGTTTATTTATCATATCGACGTACCATCCAGTAATTTGAGAACCAGATACTTCAACACGATATTGTATTTCCAACTCAAACAAAGCCGCAATTTTCTTTAAAAAAGTGAGGGGATCGATGAATTCATCAATAGTCATCGTGTGGAATGAAGAATAATCCGTTATTCCACGTTGCCATTTTGAATCGGCAAGAGCGATATCAATAAACGTATTAACTGTTTCACTCTCTATACGTTGAGGTTTAATAATCCCATCTTTGGCAATTTGAACCCAGGCACCAGAAGAGTGTACAGTTAATGATCTATCCTTTGAATCTTTTTCTACTTCATTATTAATAACATACGGAACAATTCGGCCATCACGTACTTCCTTTAAAACCAAGTTCTGCTGCTGTAATGTAACTGCATGTGGAGTGCCGTCAAAAGTTTTGAAATCAAATGTATCAATGTTACTTTTGATTTCCCAATGACGGTTATCAGCCCAGTAGTCCTTTGGTTGAATAGCTGATATAATTTGATCCGTTTTAAAATCAACAACATGAAGTAATCCGCTGGGTGTTCTCATCTAAAACGCTCCCTATATGTAACCTTTGCTGTGCCAATATCAGAAGGCATGATTTCTAATGTATTATTTCCTTTATTAATGACAGGGAAATTACTGAAAAATTCTTTAATATTAATCGCATTCTTCCCTTCAATTGTTACATGAGTATTTTCTGTATCAATTACAACTTTATCACCAACATCTACTATATAAGGCGGTGTATTTTGATTATTTAAATTCACTTTCCAAAATTTTAAATCAGAAACTGTCATTGCTTCTACTGGTGGAGCATCTTGCCACTGCATGATACTAATCTGGATTTGCGCTGCTTTTTCCATATGCTTATTATCTTTATCGATCCATCGCGCAAAGCGCTCTGAGTCATCTTTTTCTGTTCCAGGAAGGAATTTTGAAATATACGCTTCCCATACATTTCCGGTCCTAGCTATCCACAATCGGCCAAAATACTGATTCCATGTATTCGGGTAATCGCCACTCTCATAGATCAAACCTATTTTACCAGGCTTATTATCGTATCCAATAACCATTGTTCCGAAATTTTGTTCGGCTTGCCAATAGAGATCGTTCATAGCGATTTTTGAAAGTACCTTACTATTTTCATCGAGTATTGCTATCTCAACTCGTCCCATTTCATTAATTTTCTTGCTCTTACAAGTAACGTAAGCTTGCATGATAAAATCTTCTACTGGGCCACCAGGGATACTTTTTTTGACAGCGGCGCCATGCCATCCTTTACCTGTTCCTGTACCAAAATCAGAACAATAAAATTGATATTTATCTGATTTCATTTCGCCGACTGGCTCACCATCTTCCATTGTACTGACTTTACTCCATCCAACAGTAGTGGTCATTTCATCCCATATTATACGTTGATTCCTTTCTACAGGCTTTTCCACAGTTTTTAGTGGCATTCCGATACGAAAATAATCTCGATCACTTAAAGATACCCCACCAAACCACACATCTAAAAAAGTGTTTGGCTTCGTAATTTCAATCTCAACAATAGGATTAGAATGAACAGTTCCTTTATTTTGAACATTTGCTATTAACCCACGTCCATCCATTTCAAATTCTACCGTTTTAGTAGGACCTAACTTATATGGCATTTCACAAACAAAAGTAAGTACTCCTTCTCCTAAATTCACTAATTGCTGTGGGTCAAAAGATTCATCAATAACAGCCAAATACGTGCGATCTTTTTCATCATCAAAGATCAGTTCTTGAGGTTGGTCTGTAATAAGCCAGTTAGCTATTTCTTCCTTTAACTTTTCAGCCTCTTCCATAGATTCATAAAATAATGAAACTGGTACATTTATTTTTCTCATTTTTGTTTGTGTTCTTATCAAACGTCCCCCTGGATAGTGAGGGACTTCCAAAAACGTACGTTCCAAAGGAGCCCATGCAGGGCGTTTTTTACCCTGCAATGGAATTACATTTGGATTCCTTTTCCCGTTAAAACTAAAGAAACTAATTCCAGTCATATCATCACCTACCTAAAATACTTTCAATCTTTCTTTCTCGCTTTCTTGAAACTTGCTAACATCGGAGTAGATTTCCCTTGCTATTTCTCGTCCGTTTAAATTAACTTGCAAAATAGTTGGGCCTTGTGATGCATATTGTTGCGTTCCAACTTGTTGAGTTAATGGTAGCGACCCCATTATTCCATTAGCGATTGCATCGAAGGTTTGTTTGCGCAGGGGTAAAACCGTTTCATCATATCCTCTTGCGTCACCAACACCAATTAATGTAGGGTTACCAGGTTTAATTAACGCACCATTTGCAGCCCATTTAACATCGAAAGACGGTAGACCTTCACTTGCCCAATTAACAGGGTTTAACGAACCGTTTACACTAATTTTTGGAACAGGTATATGCACACCGCTAAACATATTCGAAACGCCTTTTTTGATTTTATCAATCCATTCCATAACACCATCCCAAGCATTTTTAAATGGGGTGGCAATTGCATCTTTCACTTTTCCAAACGTTTCTTTTATTACTGTAAGAGTGTCACCAGAACTTTTAAAAATCCCTTCGAACATGTCAGAGAATACCTTCTTTACACCATCCCAAGCTTCTCCAAACAGCCCTTTCATTTTGCTGCCTATTTTGCCAATGATGCCGAGTACTTTTCCAACTCCCCATATTTGAATGAAATTCCAAATGAATTCCCATGCTCCTGATAAAATTTGTTTAATTGCATCCCAAACACCAGTCCAATCACCAGTTAGTAAGGAAGAAAACAATTTAATTGCCCCTAAGATGATATCTAAGGCCCCATTTATAACGCCTTTTATGTTTCCCCACACATCTTCAATGATGAAGAGAACAATAGGCATTACAAATTCTATAATTCCCTTTATAATATCGAATGCATTTTTTACAGCTTGAACAATTTGATCTCCATTTTCTTTCCAAAACGCCGCGATTTTTTCTATAATCCCGTTCACAAACGACATCACATCTGTTAATAAGGGCATTAAGTAAGGAGCTATTGTATTAAATACACTTTTAATAAAATCCCAAGTAGCTCCGATTATTCCCATAATTACAGGAGCTGCTGCTGAGATTAGAGATTGTACATTTTCTATAAAACTACTTAATTGGGCATGAACATCCTGAACGAACATGATAATATTTGCTTTTTGTTCTGGAGAAAAGCCTAACTTATCCAAGAAATTACTAGCATCTCCCCAATCACCAGATACCAGGGCTTTCATAGTTTCTACACCATATTGCACTGCGGCTGTAGTTTCTTGTATAAACTGAATTGCATTAGCTGAAAAGCCTAGTTTAGTAAGGATATCGTATCCCTCAACTAAAGCATTTCTATCACCAGTTGCAGCAATCCAGAATTGCTCGATAGCAGCGCCAACTTGTTGAATGATTCCAATTGCATCACGAAGCGGTTCGAATACTTTATTCATCGCTTCTTGACGTTGACGAGTTTGCTCAATACCCTGTTGGAGTTTCTGATATTCAACTTCAGACTGATCGAGGATTTTATTAGCTTCCTCTTGAGTCATGGACCCTTCCTCGACCTTCATTTTTAATTCTTCTTTTTTCTGAGCTAACATACCATCGGCGTTCATCATATCTTCAGCATGCTTCTTAGACAAAGCTAGCTTTTCATTATACTCTTCTTGCGTTATCTTCCCTTTTTTAAGATTCATATCAAGAATAGCTTTTGACTGTGCTAGTTGTTGATCCGTTTGTTGCATTAACTTAGCAGCTTCGACGGATCTCCCAGATGGATCAAGCCAGTCTGTAAGAGCTTTAACAGCCCCGTTTGTTCCATTTGTCATTGCGACAAGAGCTGGTTCTAGATGTGAGAAAACAACAAGACCTAAATTTTCTAATTGCGATTTAACGCCATCAACTGCACCTGATAAGTTATTTGCCATTGTTTCAGCCATAACCTTTGCAGAGCCTTCAGCAGTTTCGAGGGTATTTACCATATCATCAAACGCAGGTTTACCACCTTTAATAACTTGAATCCACCCCGCATACGCTTCTTCACCGAAGATTGCTTTTGCAGCAGCGATTTGTTGAGCGTCAGTTAACTTCCCGAACCCATCGTGCAATTGACCTATGATCTCATTCATTGGTTTTAAATTACCTTGTGAATCCTTTACAGTTACATTTAATGCTGATAATGATTTAGCAGCTTCTTTCGGCGGGGCAGCTAAACGAGATAATCCGGCACGTAATGCAGTACCAGCCATAGAGGCTTTGATACCGTTATTTGCAAATATCTGAGCAATTGCTGCCGTTTGCTCGATGTTTAAACCGAATGTAGCAGCTACAGGAGCTGCATATTTCATGGTCTCGCCAAGTTGTTCAACATTTAAGTTGGCAGTCGCTTGGGCTAACGCGAATACATCGGCTGCTCTTCCTGCTTCAGAAGCCTTCATTCCGAATGGTGTCATTGTATCTGTTACGATATCAGAAGCCTTTGCAAGATCTAATGCACCAGCAGTTGCTAAATCAAGTAATGGCTTACTAGCAGCAATCATTTGATTAGAATCCCAGCCTGCGAGGGCCATAAACTCATAGGCTTGAGCCACATTTGTAGCAGACCATCTTGTATCAGCGCCAAGCTTACGAGCGTTAGCTCCAAGCTCAGCCATTTGCAGTCCATTTGAACGTGAAAGAGCTTCGACCTTTGACATCTGTTGCGTGTATTCAGAACCAACATGAACTACACCAGCAATTGCAGCACCTACACCAACAGCGATTCCGACTAATCCGCCCATAGCGATAGCCGCTCCACCAACAGAAGAACCTAAACCAGCTGCAGCAGCACCAACTTGACCAAACCCACGCCCTAAGATACCTGTGGTCCTTTGCCCGCTTCTTTCAGCATTAGTCAATCCTCTTTGTAACTGATCATCCTTTAAGAAGATTGACCCAAACATCTTAAATAATTCCATTTATTCACCCGCCTTTCCGCGGATTTTCGCAACTCGAGCAAACACTTCTTCTTTTGTGAGTTTTTGTTTCGGTATTTGTTCGATTGAATCGTTGTATTGTTGTACCTGTTCTTGCGTTGGATTTTCGCGCTTATGTTTAAATTGAGGAAATGTTTCATCGCAGTACGGTTGTAGGGCGCACCATTCCTCCCATAACATGCGGTCCATCTCTTTTTTCTTTGCGGTGAGATACAAATTAATAACTATCTCGGCATCCAAACTATGTATGTACTCCATGTTTGGATAACGAGAAGCTAACGTATCAATGAAGTCTATTTTCATCAAGTTCACCGCATTGGAAAAAAGCTTAACCAGTCCAACTTCTGAATTTTTAATTGCAGTAAACAACTTCACTAACTCTTCTAGATTTAAAGTTCGTATTGTTTCCCAATCTGGGGATGTTTTTTTACCGTCTTCCTCTTCACACACTAATAGACCAGAAATGAACTCGAAAAATTCTTTCTCAGCTTCTTCTAATCCAAAGATAAACTTCATAATGATGTCGTAACCGAACGTCTCTTGTGCAGCTAATACATCTGCTTGTGTTGCCCCTTCTTTACTTCGTACGCCCGTCATTAAATCTTTAAGTAAGTTAATATCAACCTTAAATTTCGATTTCTTCAAAATACGGACTACAGAAAATAAATCTCCGCCATGAATTTGTCTCACTTTGTATTCCTTTTCTTGAATTACAATAGTCACATTTATTCCTCCTTAAAATAAAAAGAGCAGGGATTGTCCCTACTCTTTAACCTGCTGGTATTAATTTCGCTGCTTCTGTCGCTGTTAAAATACGTTTTTTCCATGGTACTTTTCGAATGTTTTCTGGATCACGATGTCCTGTGAATGTTACTTCTGGAACAACTTCACTTTCGTTTTCAAATCCTAGTTCTAATGAACCGTCAGATAACGCATTATATACGATAATTTCGACGATATCTCCACCTAACGTTTCGCCAACCCATGCTACATTTTTTAAATAGCTATCTTTAGTTAGACGTTCTGTAGCTTCAATCACGTCGTACTTAATTGTTTTCCCGTCTTTTGTAACAGTCTCTTCTGATACTTTTAAACCAGCAATAAAGTTTTTTATTTTTTCTTTATCCAAAAATTCAAGTGTCTTAAAACTGATTTGAGTTTTTGATTTTGTAATACGTTTCATCCCCATAGTGTCACCGGGAGAACCATCATACTCAATTTCTTTAAATTCTGGTTCATACTTAAAGGAACCACCACCTTGTGTAGCACCTACTGGTAATTCATCAGTTTCTCCGTAATTAAAGAAGAATGCCCCCCAATCTCCGAAGAGGACATTCTCTGGTTTTGGTTGTGGAGCTGCCATACAATCAACCCTTTCTATTGTTTAAAATAAGTTCGTAAAATGAACCTTACTTCTTTGCGTCTTATATTTGGATCTGGATCAGGTACTTTCTGACTCGAAAGATAAGAAATAGCAGCACCAAATTCAGCGCTGCTTAACCTCTTTCTATGAAGGTTGTTTTCTAAGTCTGTAATTAGTTGATCAATTTTCGCTATATGAGCAGAAGTACCGTAAATATCAATTGTAAGCATGATATTCTTTCTTCCCCACGGTTCTTTATCATCACCAACCGCATATACCAAATACGGCATAACGGCTTTAGTAGTTGCATTTTCATAGTATGTTTCTTTATGAATCTGTTTTAATTCACTGTGTACTATATTTATAAAATCATTCATGCTATCTACCTCATTAATGACGAATATGTTCGTGTGCCAACTTGCGTAATCATCGGTTTATTATTCTCAGCTGCTGGTCTAAGGTAAGGTTGTGCGTGTTGTCCTTGCGTTTTAACCATTTTCCCTGTTTTTGGGTCACGGTACATCCAAGGCGTTTTACGGCCATCTCCGTCTTCTGCATAAATTCCGGTGCCTTTCTCAACGTAAACGCCGTAATCAGAAGATGTCCCAATAACAACCTTTTCTTGTTCTGCTTTAGAACTAATACTTCTTCTTAGATTACCAGTGTCTACAGCAGCGAGTAACTTAGCCTTAGAAGTAACGAATTGACCAATAGCAGTATGAGCTGCTTTTTTAGCTGCTAAGTGCCTTGCCATGACAGCCGCTCTATTCGATTGGAATTTCATGCTCATATGGCAACATCTCCAATTCTATTTGAAGGAATCTTCCTGCATTCATTGGATCACCAGGATAAGTGACACTGTATACCCTCTTATCAATAACTAATCTATCTTGAATTGTTACATCAAATGGGAAGCAGTAAAAGAAATGCGTACTCTTCTCTTCTACCTTCTTATTACGAGCGTCCTTTGTTCCTTGTATAGCATCTAGTACACCTTTAACAGTGTTAATTTGTTCCCATTCTTCTTTTGGATATGGTCCATCATCAGAACCGGCATTGCGAAGTACTGTAGCATCTTTGCCAAACTTACGAATCATCGATTGAATCATAAGATACGCAGCCTCACTTTCAGTCCTTTCGTAACACTTGCAGGATAATCTCCAACATCGTCATAAGTAACAGAGTAATTTCCTAATGATTCACTTTTCTTTCCTTCTCTTTCCTGCTCCTTATACTGATGAACCACCATTTTAGCGATGATACCAGGATAAGCAGGAGGGAATTCAGGAATAGTTCTATTGGTGTACTCAGCAACCATCAACATTGTGTCTTCAATGTCTACTAATAAATTTTCAGGGCTTATATTAGGCAGTTTAGTTTGTACACGTTTCAGAATTTCTGCTTTCATATCCATTTACTCACTCGACTTTGCAGGGGTTTGTCTTTTCTTTTTAACCACTTCTTGTTTTGGTTCGTCTACTTCTTCATATATAGGATCATTCTTGCAACGTTTTACATGATCTGCATCCGTCACTTCCCAAGTAACCCCTGTATTTGTATTTAAAAACCAAGGCATACTATCTCTCCTTTCAAAAGAAAAGAGGAAAGGCTTAAGCCTCTCCTCCTGCTGGTGGTGTAGTTGGTGCGATTGTTGCTGTAAGTACCGCTAATGACTCTTGACGTAGTACGCCAGCACCATAAACCATAAGGCCACGAACCCCATCTGCAAATGAATTTTGAAGACGTTGTGCTTCCGTTTCATTTAATTGTTTGCCGTGACCAATTGCTGATTTGTGAAGTCCAAGAATTTTGTATTTACCAGATGTATTTGGCGTTTCTTCTGACACGACTATTTGAGACCCATTGATAACTTGTCCTTCAACAACACCATTCTCTAAGATGACAGGTTGTTTAGTGAAACGGTCGTCTTTAGATAGTAATCCAAGCACTTGAGAATTGATGATTGTAAAACGCTCAGTTTTAGGCACTTTTTTCATATTTAACTTTGTATTAAGGTCAACAATGTAGTCGTATGCATTCTTAGGTGATAATTCAATTGGAGCAGAGTCAGTTCCGATTATGTTGTCTTTATGAGCACCTGTATAAAGACCTAACACAAAAGTATCTACTGTTTCTTGAAGTACTGAACCAGCTTCTTGTGTATGCGGGTCAATTAAATCCCCAGCAGCTTGTGCAGCATCTACATCATCTACCTTGAAAGCAAAGTATTTCTTTTGGTCCATGTTAATTTCTACTTTAGAAGGGTTTGTATCATCCCATTCAACTGAACCGGAATAGTCTTTTACATTTACAGCACCAACACGGTTAAAGATAATTTTGTTACCTTCGATTTTTGTTGGTTTTGTTGTGATTAAATCAGCGATAGAACGCTTGTGGAAGTTCGCCATTAAGCGCGCTTCCCAAATTGTTGGAATAAAAGTTACTACTGACATATATTAGTTCCTCCTTAGTTTGTCCAAGTGCGCATATCTTTTTGGATCTGCGTCCAGTTTTCATTAATTTCAGATTGACTCATTGATGCTACTTGTTGGCGTGTGAATACAGCACCAGTACCGCCACTAGTATGAATTTCGCGTCCTGCTGCTTTGAATTTTTCTGCTACTTTAGCTTCTAATGAAGTATTGAATAACTCATTAAGCTTCGCTACACGCCCTTTTGTATCATCTGCATCAGCACCAATAACAAAGTCTACAAATTTGAGATCTAATCCTACTTCGGATAGCGCCTCAGTTGCAGCCCATTGCATTTCTTTTTGGTGTAATACCTTTTCTCGCTCATCGTTTTGCTCCTGGAGTTGCTTCATTTCATATTCCGCTTTTTCTTGAGCGGTCATAGAAGCAGTACGGAAGCTTTCTAACTCTTTTTTAGTAGCGTTCAATTCTTTCGTATATCTGGTACGCACTTTGTCTTCTGCTGATTGAACCATTTTCTCGATAAAAGCTTTCGTTGCTTCATCTAACTGTGGTTCTTTTGTATCATCAACAGGTGGCGTTTGCTCATCTGGTGGTGTATCATCTGCAGGTGGCGTAGGATCAGAAAAGAATTGCAGATTTGATAAACGTAATGGTAATTTCGTTACTTCCTTTTCTTTAAAAAACTGTAACTGTTTATGTCTTTGTAAAATATTCATCATTTTTCCTCCTCTGAGTTCCCATGAATACGCCCTATTTAGTTCGTAATCCCTAAGCCCTCAAGTGTTTTATTTTTGTTCTGATAATTTACTTTGCAACTTATATCCTTCTAGTTCCCAAATTTTATTAGTGATTCTTTCTAAGCAAATTTGAGCACCTAGATTTTCATCATAATTAGCTGGATCTACACAAGCAGAGCTTTCAACTATTACAAACCCATTCGATAATTTCGCAGTTACAACTGTACATTTATCAAAAAATGTTTTAATTTCAATTTCTGCTTCATTGATAATCTTTTCTACCTGTTCTTTTGTTACTGTATTTTTGCTCATTCCAAACCATCCTTCCATTCTTCATAACTAACTGCTGTAATAACTTCATTCCTGCCTGTTGTTGGATTTCTAGCTCTTCTCTCAATGAATGGACTAACATCAGCCACTTCAGTAATAAAGGTACAGCGGCAGCGCACGACTTCTTTAGCAGGTAAATTACTGTCATGTGGATATTCACAGCTATAACCACCCACTTTAAACAATCCTTTAAACGGTACTTTCTGATGATCTGCTGCTTGATGAGTAGGACGTGTACGTTTATCTAATGTAGAAATCCAAATTTTCTCCATTGATACGCCTTCATCGAAAGCTTGAGATGCACTGTCATAAGTACCTAAGTTTTGCACCCTCGCACTTTCTGTCCATGCAACCATTTGTGCTTTCTTTGCATCACCATCTAGAATAGGCTTAATACGATTAGCCATTACCGCATATCCTTCACCTTTTCTAAGGCCAATAGATAGTTCTTTACGTATTCTGCTAATTATTTGCACCCGATGTGTACTTAACCTTTGATTGAGTGTCATTTTATCGATAGGCATTTGTACCGCTCGTTTAATGACGTTCGGGTCAAGAAGACCATACGAAAGAGCTACACCAACTTCTTGCTCTATAAGGTAGCTTGTATAATAAAAAGACTCCCCATATTGTGCGGAGAGCTTTTCGTTGAGAGTTTTCTTTTTCTCATATGTTATATCATTAATAACTTGTTGCAGTTCACTTTGCAGGTTCTTATATCGATTGAATCGACGCATTTCCTGCATACTCAACTGTTCATTCACTGCATATTTGGCATAATAAAAAGCCAGTATTCCTCTGACTTCTTCCAAAGCATCTTTATACAGGTAGAGAATCGCCTTTTCCAGCTCGTCCTCTATCTTTTGGAGGTGTTTCTGCTTCTTGTCCCATTCCAATATCTTCACCGCCTTCATTTACAGCGTCAAGATCGATAGAATCCGCTTCTTCTTCCTTCATCTTTTGTAATTCTGCTTTTGGATCATGAATAGCGGAGAATAAAGATAAACGAGTTTCTTCGCTAATTAAACCTTGTAGTTTCGCCTGCACTTCTGCTTCATCTGCTAAATTAACAGGAATATTTCGTGTGAACTGGAATGTCATGCAAAGATAGTCTAATTCTTCTTTATTCGAACGTAAATTCCATGCATCAAATAGTAACTTAAATTGTTGACGCAATGACTTAGTAAACTTCACTTCTAATGTGCCAGATTTCGTTTCTAATGCTAGTAATTTGTAACGAATAGCAACACCAGTGAGGTTACCTCCGAATGATTCATCAGAAAGATTGACGTGCTTTGTGAAGCGACATATATTCTTTTCTAATCTATCTAAATGGTGTTCTAAAATATTGTCATTTAAATCTTTCGTTAAAAAGAATGCATTTGCACCTTCTGGAAGTTCCAATGCTCCTGTTTTCTTTAATTTTCCAACTGTTTCTTCATCTACTTCTACACCTTGGAACATCATATAAGCCAAACGAAACTGTTCAACTTCACTATTTACATCAGATAAAGTTCTGTCATACCCTTCAATAAGGGATAAAGCTTTATCTACATCACCTTGTAATTCCTCATTATTAGGGAATCCGATGAGCGGTACACCTTTGTATAAATTGGTGATTCGATTCGTTTCTTTCAGCTTATCTAAATCTTCGCCAGTGTACTCAATGATTTGCGTATCATTGTAAAATTCTACTTTATATCCATCTTTAAAGTCATCACCGTCAATTACCTTAATTGGATAGCAGCGGATGGCGTATTTAGGCTCTGCAATGCTTGAATTCGTAAGGAAGATAGCTTCATAAGGTTTTATATTCATAACCTTTTCTTCACCATCTTTATCATGATACAAAAGCCTTGCCCCATAACCACAAATAGAAGCAAACTTTCCTGTCTCTGCATCAGCATCTTCAGTATGATTCGCTTTTAAAAAGTCCTGAATACGTTTCAATACTTCCTCATCTTCATGATCTAAGCTGTATGAAATAGGAAATCCGAACATATACCCTATTTTTGTATCAATAATTTCCGAGAAGAAATCATTATTTAGCTTGTTGTTAACCTTATCCTTATTACCATCACCTTTAAACTCACGAGTAAAGATAGGTACACCTTTTTCGCTTGCTTTGTAGCGCTCATACCTATTAATCATGCGTTGTTTTAATGGTTCAAACTCATCAATAATCTTTTTGAGCAGCTTTGGTGTAGGCTCCCCATTATTTTCATCTAGCAATGGAATATAGTGTTCAAACATCATCTCACCTCCTTAATATATTGACTTAACAGCTCTTGCTTTTCTGCTACGTCTTTTACTTTCGATAATATAGCGTAACGCAGCCATAGCATCGTCAAATACTTCAACAGGTTCATCTAAATATAATCCTGTTTTTGAATCTTTCTTCCATTTCCATTGTTGTATTTCTGCAATAAAATTCACACAAGAAGGGTGGATGTGTATTTTTAATGTTTTTAAATAGTCTATTTGAGCTTTTACACTGTTTGGATTTTTAACAACAGCAGTCGCTTTATATCCTGCTTTCTTCCACATCTTAATACGGTCTGGTTCAGCAGAGTCACAATACATAAACAAACGTTTGTTTAAACCTTGTTTATCTGCAATCTCAATGATCTCATTCGTGTCTTTCTCATGGACATATATCTCATTACAGATGTATAACTCTCCATCTTTCCAACCACCCGTAAGAATGGCATTAGCATGGTTAAATCCAAAGTCTTGGCTATGATTCATAGAGTCGAATCGTTCAAATGAAGTATCAAAGTCATGAACTTTATAATTTTTAAGAATTACACCACCAATTTCACCCCAGTCACCTTCTCCATACACTTGGTATCCTTCTGGGTCCTGCTCTTTACGTAACATCATACGTCGATGGTACGCATCATCAATGAACCTGTTTGTTAAATACGTAGAATGATGAGTAAAAATATCAGGGTGCTCAATATCAAAGTACTTTTTCTTGATCCAGTGAGTAGATGATACAGGGTTAAAAGTAAATGTGATTTGATAGTAAAGATTTTCGTTTGGTAATATACCACGCAAACGGTCATCAAGAATATCAATATCGTTTTCTTTTAACTCTGTTGATTCTTCTATCCATATCCACGTTAATTTACCGTGTTCAAACGTAATCGATTTAACTTTTTCACGCTCATTATCATCCTTCATACCGCGGAAAATAATCATATTTCCTGTTGTTTTGCACACCATTTCTAAAGGGCTTTGTCTAATAGTCCAGTACTTATTAGCTTTCTTGCCGAATATGATATTAATTGCCTTCCTTAATTCTGCATAAGTAGAATGACGATTAGTAACATCTATTTTTCGCACAACAAGTAAATTAGCACCCTGGTATTTCGGATCAGATAATTTAAGAATGTAATCTTGTGCGATATTAGTTGATTTTCCACTACCAGCAGAACCCTTTAAGGCCCTGTAACGCTTCCTGCATTCATTTACTGGTTTGAAAATACGATTGAACTGTACTTTCGTTTTACTCATCGTCATCACCGTAATCAACAGTAATTTCGATAGTCGAATCATCGTCACCGTCATCAATACGTTTGATTTCAGCTTTTGTCTTCTCAATCTGTACTTTCTGAGCTTCTTGCTGCATGTGTAATCTTTCCTCATCAACTTTTCGTTTAAAGTTATCAGGGAATAAATCAAAGTATAATGACAGTTTGTCCAGAGCTTTCATCTTGTCAGCAAGTTTAATGGAAATACCATCACGTCCCTGCTTCACTTCAGTGATAATCGAACCGTCTACCATATCAGACTCAGCTAAATCAATAAAGTTCATCATACGTGTTTCCGTAATAAACTCCGTTACTTCTTTTCCTTCTTCATCAACTGTTGTTCTTTCTTCTGGTTCTAGTTCAACTTCCCTTTGTCCAAAAGTCACATAGTTAGTAATATCGGCAAAAGCAATCTTAATGTACTCTTTTAGTACATCCATTGCTTCTACAAATACATTCTCGACTAACTCACCTTTAAGTTCTTTTATATAAGAGGAAACGCGTTCACGCCTTAATAATCGGCTAGCTTGTACGTGAGCACCATCTTTGGAGTAACCAGCCTTTAACGCAGCTTGTGTACCATTAAAGTATTTCACATAATACAAACAAAAGAGCCGTTCCTTTTCGGTCAGCTCTTCATCCTCTAAAATCTCTTTTAATTTTTCTTTCGTTTTGGGATTTTTAACATTAGTAACGCTCCTTTTCGCAATAGTAACGTTACCATTCATTTTTTCATCCCATTTATCTTGTGATTTCCACTTTCTGATTTGCGAAGGTTTGAGATTTAACTCTGCTGCAATATCAACTAATGGCTTCTCACCTTTACTCGCTTTATATATTTCAAATGCTTTATCTCTGTCTGGGCTACGTTGTCTAGCCATAACCACCACCTCGCGGTAATCCCTAATTTATTTTACAAAAGATTCAAATTACTCTTTTACAAATATGTCCAAGTTGTTATAATAAAGTTAACATTGTCATCCGGAAAAGTAATTCGTCCCCAATACGAATTACTTTTCCTTTTTTTATGGCTACTTTTCCAAGAATTCATCCAAACGTTTTACCGAGCAAACTAATCATCGCTTCTCTCTTTTGCTTTGGTGTTGTATTATCTTGCATTTCATTAAAGATAGGAAGTACACTTTCTAATTTCTTTTTATCAATGCGTTCATTTACAACGTCCTGTCCTAACATTGAAATGAATGTACCAATTACAACAGCTTGTTCTTGTTTATCTAGTTTCATTTATCTCACTCCCTTTAATTACGCCACATTAGATTGAATCGGCTGTATGTTCAACTATAGATTCCGCTACAACTCTTCCATCTAATGAAAGCCCAACTTTACAATCCATAGGAATGGATTTACTATCGTTAATCTTCTTAATTATTTCAGATTGTTTATTTATTAATTGAACATGAGTTATATCTGCTTTTGTTGCTAATCCCTTTTCTAACATACTAACCTTTTCACCTAATGCTTCTACCGTCGTTGAAACATGAAGTAATGTTTGTTTTAGACCATCATTATCTCTTTGTAGATCGTTAATTCTTTTTTCAAAATCAGCAATTATTTTTGTTATAGACTCCATCCTTCATCCTCCTCCAAAATAAAAAAGTAGCGAATTCGCTACTT